ATAAATGTTAGTTGTTCTTTAGTAAGAATCCTCAAAGCTTGTTTTGCCTTTTCATTACTAAAACCATAGTAACGTTTAACATAATCAAGGTCTTTGATTTTATCTTGTCGGAGCCAGGGAGAAAATCTCTTCTTTTTCCTCAGACTATTTATAAAAAAGTCATATTGAAGTTTCTTTGGGAGGAAATGATAGCGATTCATTTCATTCGCAAACAGAACGCAATCAAGATGACCTGATAGACAACGATTGATAATATAAGGAGCATATTCCTTTTCAAGAGAGGGGTCTTCGTCAATCAGGTGTTGCTTCGTCTGATTAATAGAGTTTAACCAGTCCTTCAATTCAGTCATTAATTAAACCTTCTTTTTTTAATTTATCATATTTGTAGCAACCAGCAAAACTAAACTGAATTTTTGGACCTTCAGTATAATTAGATAACAAAAGTTCTTTACGTTGTTTTTGCTCACGCATATATTCACCAACAGAACGCATCGTATAAGTTAGATCAAACTCAGCAGCGTTCCAGTTTGTAAATCTATCTTTTACGAGTTGGTCAGAATTATAACTAATCAACTGATCCATATCGTTAGCATCACAATCAGCAGCAAACTTATCGTGATCAAATCCTTTGTGCATTGATCCCTTACGCCCGTAGAGATTATCCTTAATGTCATAAGGAGGATCGAGATACATAAAAGCATCTTTATTTCCATCCATCAGATAATCATACGAATAATTAGTTATACGCCAATGTTCAATCAGTTTAGAATACGCAGGCAGTTTTTCGATACCCCGCAAACTGAAGTTGGAAATGGAGGCTTGTTGAGAAAATGATGAACTCTCCGTGAGACCACTGAAAGAGCACTTATTGACAATATAGAAAGCCACAGCACGATCAATGCTAGGCAAACTTTGGTCATTGATTTGCTCCTTTGCTTTAAGAAAAAGTTCCTTTGCTAGTTCTGGTGTATTGTTTCTCAGTTTAAGTTCTTCCAGTTTATTTTTAAGATCATTTCCAAAAATCTGGAGTTGTTGCCAGAAATTTACAAGAGGTTCATACAAATCATTCACCCAAATATCTAGGTTGGGATATTTCTTAGTGATATAAATTGCAACACTTCCTCCGCCAAGAAATGGTTCTCGGAACTCAGCATAGTTGCGAAGATCTGGAAAGTAAGGTCCCATCTTTTCACAAGCACGGGACTTACCTCCAGGATACCTCAAGGGTGTTTTAAGAGACTTCATAATCTTTAGGATGATACTTCAAATACTCTCTAAAAGTGAGTTTCATTTCTTTCTGCGTCATGCCACAATGTTTTGCGGCAGCAGGAAGAGTCATTTTAGCACGAAAGAGACCTTCATTTGCCCCTCTCACATTTTCAGGGGTTGTTTTAACTGCAACTTCCTTAAGGGATTTAATGTCAATTTTGAGCAGACCCATTTACACACCTCACAACAATTTCAGTATTTTTAGTTGCTTCTGCCATCTCACGATATCCAGTTCCAACATAGATTTGACCACCAACAACAGCAACGGCGCAAGCACCCCAGAAGATGTAATACCACTTGGACTTGACCTGATGTTGCTTTTTCAGTTCATCGAGTTCTTCGTGAATATCTTGATGATGAAACCTTAATGGTTTTTGTATTAGTGCTTTGAGTTTCTTGTTTTTCATTTAAACTCACACTCCACCATTACTTCGGTCAAGCAGGCAAGCATGTTTATTTCTTGGTCTGCGACAAATGCTCCTTGATACTGATACTTAGCGAGCACAAGAACAGCAGCAGGAATAGAAGCAGGAACCAGACTTTCGTAAAGAGAATCGTAAATACGACGGAGAAGTACAGTAGTATCATTGTCCAGATTACTGACGACCCACTTACGAACTTCAGAAAAGTTCTTTTCTTTAAGGTTTTTAACAAGTTCATTTACAGCAATATCCGAAAAAGCAGCAAGAATTCCACTATCAATTTTTCCACCTACCGCATATCTTTGGCACTCGTTGAGGACTCGTCGCCAATCGGGGAAGTGCTTATTGATAAGTTCCGCAAGTACTCTTTGATCGAATTCGACGCCCTCCGCATCCAAGATATTTTGTAAACGCTTGAAGAAGGATCCTGCCAATGCGGTTTTTTCTTTTCCTTTGATGGAGAAGTCAATAACGGCACATCGGGAGTGGAGAGGTTCGATGATTTTATTTTTGTAGTTGCAGGTGAAGATGAATCGGCAGTTACCAGCAAACTCCTCAATAAACGCCCGTAGTAGGAGTTGTACGTCGTTTCCTGTGTTATCTGCTTCGTCAATGATGACGACTTTGTGTTTAGCATCTGACGAAAGCGAAACGGTCGAAGCGAAGTTCTTCGCATTGTTTCGGACAGTATCGAGGAATCTACCTTCGTCGGATCCATTGATGACATAAACATCTACTCCCAATTCATTGCAGAGTGCTTTTGCCACTGTGGTCTTACCAATACCAGGAGGACCAGCAAGAAGCATATTTGGAATTTCACCCTTATTTAGAAACTCCTGAAAGGTTTTCTTTGTAGTTTCAGGAAGAATACAATCTTCAATTGTTTTAGGGCGATATTTCTCTACCCAAATAAAATCACTGTTCATAATTTATACCCAATTAGGTTTTCGTTCAGGCATACGAAGATAATTAGATGCAACCCAAGGTTTGGATGCAATATACATCTTGTAAGCAGTAAAAGTGTCAATGCTTGTGTCAAGTTTATACTCATCTGGCATAGCACGGGCAAATGGAGTTACTTCTGTAATCTTTCCCTTAGGGAAAAGATAATAAGCACCTAGAAGGGTATTATAGCACGAATGGATTTTCCCATAACGTACAGAATACTCATCACACAAGTTCATTCCCCACTTAATTAACCAATAGGCATTATGGATACTATCCATTGCCCATTTGGTACAGGGATGATTACGAAACGCTCCTTTTTCTGTCTTGTATGGAGTGTTATCAGACTTATATAAATTGCCATAATTGTGACCCCATTTGCTAGAGGCGACAATAGAAAGCATTTGACAGCATTCCAGCGGCATTTTGACAATATGTTTATCGGGAAGGTAGATAGCACTCTCAGCAGGCCAAGGAGAAGTTACAAAGATGTTCATCAGAAACAATATTTTTGAAGTACATACTTAACTTTGTCTGGTTTATCTTCCATCCAATATGCTTCATGTTCCATTTGAGCAGAAGATGAAGATGTTTTCACAGAATTTCTGATATCTTGATATTTAAAGGATGGAAGGCTCATATTTTTTTTAGATATACCGAATGGTTTATATCCGTTACAAAGATGTGCTACATGAACTGCTTCATGATAAACCGTTTCGTTAATATAAAAGTCTAGGGCAAATCCACTTTTTTTAATATTATTGGTACATATGATAAACTTTTTTCCAAAGTCTGCATAACCAAAAATATTTTTGTTACTCCTACAATACCCAACATTTTCTTGGACAGAATATCTTGCCCGATAAACTTTATTAAGTATATCTTGAGCTTGGGGAGTAAGATAGAGTAAAAATTCCATCAACCAAAGGTCGAATCTGGTTCCAGAGCAATATAATACTTCAGATTGTACTTGGTATTTGTAAATTGTGACAGAAGTTTAGAAGACACAACCACATCGTAAGCACCAGGAATGATCTTGATATTTTCTACCTTGAAGTTGAATACAAACTCAGAGTCAGTTTCACCAACAACAATAGCGTATTCATTAGAAGTGTCATTCTTCTTATCACGAACCACCAGTTTGATGACACCATTCTCACCAACCGCAGAAAGATCGGGGAGTTGATACACTGCTGCTGCCTTGACAAGTTTCTCCAGAGAAGCACTATCCAGTTGGAAGCACACATCAGTTGAAGGTAGTTGAATTGCCTTATCGGGAGGAGAAATAATCACATTGGGGTCAGCATAGAAATACTTCACCCGACGCTTGCCTTCTTTGATGCTCAAATATGACTCTTCAGTAAAGTCTAGATCAGGGTCTTGATGAAGACCCAAACCATTCAAAAACTGGTTCAGATCATAGATGGCAAAGTCACGAGGAAACTCTTCATTGATATCCGCTTCAGCGAGAATATTTTTTGCCACAGAGATAGTGCGAAGTTGATTACCCTGCTTCACAAGAATTGAGTTGTTGATGCCAGCAAAGTTCTTGAGAAGAGCAAGGGTGTTGTCAGAGAGTTTCATAGTTTTGTTTGGGAGTTTCATAATCAACGGAATTCGGTAAGTCCATTATCTTTGCGAGAATAATGACCATCAAAGTGAAGCAGGAGCATAGCATAGTGAATCACTTTCAGAAGGTCACGCTTATTGCGTCCATCTTTATCACCATAGCGACTGCCATACTTGAGGATGTTTGCCTGACAAAATCCAGCGGCAAGTTTCTTCGCTGCCATCAAGTCAATAGTTTGAATATCGTTGTAACCATCTTCATCTCCACAGTAATGACCGTGATAGGTGCTGGTTACATAATCTTCAACGTCTTTGAGAATCTTATCTTCGTTGTATTTCCAGAGATGATTTTTAGGTTCAGTCATAACAGGTGTTTTTTCAATTACAATTTTATCATCACTATTCAATGCCATAGTGAATTGGTATTCGGAATAAGGATACTCATCCATAATAAAGGGGAAGGGTCATAATTTACCTTCCCCAATTATATCAGAAAGGAGCGTCAGGTGCAACCTGTTCATCAGTGGGCATCTTGAAATCAGCATCCACTTTATCATACAGTTCCAGGAAGGACTGTTTGGTCTCATCGTCGAAACGATTCACACACACTTGGATTGCCTTTGCCTTGTCTTGGAAGATGCTGTAAGCACGGATGATATGAACCAGACGGCGGGTGCTGATAATTTCCTCAATGCCACCATCGTAGAAGGTCTTGCGGATGATGTCTGCCCAATCAACCAGGCGCTTACAGAAGTCACGGTCTTCCACACCAAGGTCCAGAGCGATGCCTTCCAGAATCTTCTGTTCGGTAGCAGGAGCAGGATAGGACTGCTCAAAGGTCACAGGGAACCGCTCCAGGAACGCCTCATTGAGCACATTGGTGCCGATGAAGCGACCGTCATCAGAACCCTTACCCTTGGTGTTTGCAGTGGCGAACACATTGAAACCAGCAGCAGGTTTCACGAAGCGACCAATCTTCTTCAGGAAAACACCTTTACCTTCAAGGACAGATTGCAGACACAGAATCTTGTTAGAAGCGAGGTCAATCTCATCCAGCAGAAGGATTGCACCACGCTCCAGTGCCTCAATCACAGGACCATTGTGCCAGACCGTCTCACCATTAACTAGACGGAAACCACCAATCAGGTCATCCTCATCAGTCTCAATGGTGATATTCACACGAATCAATTCACGCTTGAGTTGGGAACACGCTTGTTCCACACTGAACGTTTTACCGTTACCCGACAGACCCGTAATGAACGTAGGGTAAAAGAGACGGGACTGAATAATTTTTTTAATATCGTTAAAGTTACCAAACTTGACGAAGGTATCATCTTTATCAGGAATAAGGTTTTGTTCAGCAGCAGGAAGAACAGCAGGAGCACTGAAAGAACGCTCAATCTCTTCCACACGTTCTTGAGTCACTTCCAGGTTCCAACGACCACGACCAGTCTTGTAGTTTTCCAGGCGGCGGGTCACAGTCTGAATATTCAGACCACGAGAGGCACAGAAACCCTTGAGGTCACCAGAAGTAATTTCAGAACCATACAGTTCTTTGATGGACTCAATCAGTTGGGCGTCATTCACGGCAGACTTGCGAGGCATGGTGTAGTTAGGTGTGTTTTTTAACTGAAGTTATTATACAAGAAAAAAAGGGGCAACTGAGTGCCCCATGTGACAGTTTTAGAACTGGACCTGTTGGTTTCGCAACTCATTCAAATAATCTTCACTCGCAATATGAGGAGTGTATCCAGGATAAAATTGCTTAACGATAGAACCAATGCCCATCGCAGTGATTGCACTATCACACTTTACCCAAACTTCTTTAGTATCGTATTTAACGACGTGTTCAAATGGGAATTTAGATTTCATTTTGCTTTCTTTTTGGATTTTTTATTCGATGTTGATTTTTTATCACTGTCCATTTTTACTTCTGGAGCAGGAGAAGTTACTGGAGTAGGATCTGCAGGAGTAGGTGCTTCTGGTTCTTGAAATAAGTCTGTGAATCTACTCATTGCCTTTATTGAGTTCTATAAAAATATTTATCAGGCGACAAGTTCCACAAACTCCCCGAGAATCTTTTTGTTCATTTTCTTCGACTTGAGACTCTTCACAAAAGCAGATTTGATTTGAGTCTTGGTTGCATCCTCAGAGACAGCAAACTCAGTGTCTTGAGAAAGGGCAGTAGCAGAAAGACCAAAGTAGGAATGATAACCTGACTTTTTGATCGTAAATGCCTTTTCTTTTTTCCAAGAACTCATTACTTTATCATGCTCATCACCATACCAACCGTAGTAACGACGAATGAAGTTGCCAGCATCACGACCTTCTAGAACACGAATACCAATGAAATTAATATCAGCAAACTTGTCCCGCAGATTACGAAGAAAAACATCGGTCATTTGATGCCATTCACAATCCAGAGAGTAAGTATTTCCAGTCTTACGGTCACGCAGAAACGAACTGAATCCAATCGCAGCAGTTCCCATAAAAGGACCATCTTCCCATTGACGCTTGACTTCACGATGATACTTAATACCACACGCTTCACCATCAGTCAGAATCACGCATTGAACTTTTTGAAGTTTGTTTTCTTTCTGGAACTTAGGCAGAATCTGATGAAGAGAAATGAGTGCCTCATTCAAGGGGGTGCCAGAAAGAGAAAGTCCCAAAGGAGTTGGATACGCCGAATAACTATTGCGTGAAAATGAATGGGCGATACGAAAAATATTCTTCATCTGTTCTTCAAGAGTCTTACCATTCACTTGACTGGTGAGAAGATTCATCATTGAGAACCACTCACCAACTTGAATCAGACCATCTTTTTTCTCATAAGCAGTTTCACGAAAACTTGCCTTACCATTCTCATCATAAGAAACCAGAGGATACTCAGTTGTAAAGGCATAAACCTCAAAAGGAATCGAAACTTTCTTGCAGAACCAGACAAGGTTGAAGAGTTGCTTGACGGTATCCAGCATCACATCACACATTGAACCAGACCAATCCAGCACAAACACCAGACCATGATTCTTACCATTGGCAAGAGTGGTGACTTTCTTGAACAGGTCTTCGTTGTATTTGTAAGTATGAAGTTTAGAACAGTCTAAAACACCAGTGCGAGCAGTCGTAGCACGGGCATAAGAATCTGCTGCCTTGCGACATTCAAACTCTTTGACCAAGTAATTAACTTCCTTTTGGGCAGAACGCTTGAACTCTACAAACTGCTTATCAACTTCACCAAAGACATTTCCATATCCATATCCACGGTCTTCAAGATAGGAAGACCAAGAGTTTTTACAGTTGGAGTGAATATCAGCATTTGGAACAATCACCTTTTTCAAGTCAAGTTTAGGCAATTCCAAATAAACATTTTCAGGACCACTGTTATTAACAAGATCTTTCAGTGCTTCTTCGAGAGACTCCATCGTCTTGACTTCAGGTTCTTCATTCTTCTCACCACCCATTTCTGGGGTGGTTTCACCCTTTTCTTGAGTAGTTTCATCAGAAGTAGGAGCACCTTCAGAATCATTAGACTCGGGTTGATCATTATCACCTTCCTGCTGGTCAATGAAGTCGGAAGCGGGTTGATTATCGGCACCACTCTGCTGGGACTCAAGATTATCCAAAGAAATCTTGGTTTCTTCCTGTTGCTTTTGCTTACAATACTTATAGAGTTCTTCTGCAGCAATCAGAACATCAGCAAAAGTCTCAGTATCGGCAATCAGATTGATAATTTCAGTTTCTTCGCCACGCTCAATCGGAATATCAACATAGTTACCAACCTTGAACCATAGGTTTGCTCGGTCGGCAAGATTATAAGTTTCCAGTTTATCATCACCAATCTGGAAGAAATCATCGTCAGCGAGTTCCCGATAACCAGCATAGAAGGTCTTAGCGAGACCAGCATAACGACGCTTCATCAGTTTCTCGATGCGAGCATCCTCTACCACATTCACAAACTGTGGAGGAACTTTTACCTTCTCCAACCAGTCCTCATCGGGAGTTTCCAATGCGTGTCCGCACTCGTGGGCGACAAGAAGGTCATACACAGTGTTACTTGCCTTCTCCCACATCGGCAGAGTCAGCACACGGGTATGAACGTTGAAGCAGGCAGTCTCCACCTTCTTGTGCTCAACCACAAGGTCTTCAGTGGCAAGAAGTTTGGCAAGTTGGGACTTGATTTCGTGGCGGACGGTCATAGGTTTGATTTCTTATGGAACCATCATACAAAAAAAGAGGGTGGTTAGACCCTCTTATGTGCCAGTTTGGAAAGTGGTTTCATTCATCCCGAAGTCTTTGTGCATAACCATACCTTGCATCTAATGCAGCATCGGATGCCTTTTCATAAGGATTAGAGTCCTCTTAAACTAGGTATATCTCCTCTATTATCATCATAAGGATTACTTTGACTTGCACCATATCTTCCAGCTGCATCAGATCTATTTCCCTGATATGCTCTTGTTCTTGCTTCTCTTTTTTCTGGAGTAGAACCTTTTATTCTTCTTTTTATTTTTCCAATACGAGTATTTGGATTATAAGTAATCGCACCTCTAATATCTTCAATAATATCTTCTCTCCACTCTTCACTCATATTTGCCATAATGGCAAGTGCTGCCTTGTTGGTGTCTGCGTAACCTTCGGCAACTAGATGCTCAAGAATGTAGTCAAAGAGATCTGTCTCTTCACGAAGTCTTGGATTTGTTAAAGCATCATTAATCTCACCCATTTTTCCTCTAGGAGATCCCTTACCACCATCACCATCATCTTTCATAGCTTGTGTTCTCAATGCACCTGCTCTCTTGATCATTGCTTCTCTCTTTTTTCCAGGAGGAAGTTTTTTAAATCCTCTCCCTACTGGACCATATGGAAGACCTGCTTCATCAAGTTCAACTTCTTCCTTCATTTTCTTTTCATCTTCTTTATCTTCATCTTCCTTTTCAGTTACCTTTTCACCCTTCTCTTCTTTACCTTTTTTATGCTTACCTTCTTTGTGCTTTCCACCTTCATCCTTCTCAGATTCTTCCTTCTCACCCTCTTCCATTTCGGGTTCTTCTTTCTTTTCGTAGATAGAAGAATAGGCACTCATCATGCCTAAAATTTCTTTTGATTCCATTGTTACAAATACTTTTTCAAATATTTATAAAATAAGAAGCGTCCCCGTGATGGAGACGCTTCTTGAGTGCTTGGCGACGTGCCTTTGCTTGTCGGAGTGCTTGCGGTTTTAGTTTCCGCTTCTGCTCCTTTTTAGAGTGGTGTTGCCAGTTGGGGAGTTTCATTCGTCTTGTGGCGATGCAGACATTCTACGGGAAAAACCTTTGACTTTCTCGAACCTTATGACACTTTCAAATTTGTCATGAAGGTCTGTCTTATGGGAAATCACAAAAATATTAGCATCCTTAATCACATAACGAATAATCTTAAGGAACTCATCGGTGCCAAATCCATCGAGTGAAGAATCAAACACCTCATCCATAATCAGCAGATTGGTATTGACGGAATTTTTGACTCGTGCCACTTCTCTCCAAGTGAAGAGGAGTGCCAGGTCAATTCTCATTTTCTCACCTTCACTGAATGAACTATAAGAAAAGTCTTCGTGAATGGGAGACTTTACCGTTTCGTTAAACTCTTCATCAAGATGGAAGTTGATATAAAAATCCATCATCTGAAGATAACGATTCACCTGCTGATTTATGAACGGAAGATACTTTTTGATTATCTTCGTTTTAACGCCATCGTCCTTGAGTAAGGAATAGGCAAAATCGTAATAAACGATTTCTTCTTTTTTCTTTGAAAGGTCTTCGAATGTTTTTTGGAGATTGGTTTGAAATTCTTCTAACTTCTCATGCTCAGTATTTCTGTTTGCAAGGTTTTGGGTAATAGTTTGAATTTCAGATTCAAGGTCTCGTATTTGTCTCTGGTTGAGGGAAATCCGAGTATTGTTTTGAGAAATCTCATGGTTGAGTTTCGTAATCTCCTTAGATAGAACTGTGAATTGACGCTCTCGTTCCTGTTCTAACTTTATAGTCTCCTCAAGTTCCTGAAAACCTTTCTGGAGTTCCTTTGCCTTATTTTGAGCGTCTGCTATTCTATTTAACCGAAACTCTTCTTCTATAGTTTGAGTACAGGTAGGGCATACCGTATTTTCTGTGAAAAACTTATGTTCTTTCGTAATCACAGATACTTTCTGAGAAATCTTACCCTTTAGATTGTTAAGCTTTACTAACTTATCATCAGCACCAATGACTTCTTCCTGTTCCTTAGTGTAAGCAAAAATCTGCTCTTCGGTCTTAGAGTTTTCAGTCATATAAATGCCAACTTCGGCATCTAAATTGGCAATCTTTTCTTTATTGACATTAATATTGGCATTACCACGATTCTCAAGTTCCTCAATAAACTCCTGCTGCATCTTCATCTTATCCTTAAGAGTTTCTTTCTTAAGTTCAAGAGATTTAATCTGATCCTTTTTCTCACGAATCTTATCCTTAATGAGATTATTCATCGCAGAGAAAATACGAATATCCAGAAGGTCCTCAATCACTTCCCGACGATTCGCAGTGGTCAATTGCATAAAGGGTACAAAAGTGCTAGAACCCAGAATCACAATCTGAGTAAAAGACTTGTAATTAACCTTGAGGATATTTTCTTCTAAAATACGTTGATTTGCTCTATCATCTGCTTCTTTATGCAGAGAAACGCCATTCACTTCAATGTCAAAAATATTTGGTTTGATGCCACGACGGACAAGATAGTCCCTACTATTCACAGAGAACTCAATCTCGACAAGACAATCTTTCTCATTCGTAGTATTAACCAATTGAGGTTTGTTGATCTTACGAAATGGTTTATTAAAAAGTGCAAACGTTAGAGCATCAAGAACTGTCGATTTACCAGCACCATTTGTACCAATAATCAAATTAGTATGATTTTTCTGAAAATCAATTTCGCTCCAATGATTTCCAGTGCTTAAAAAGTTTTTCCAACGAATTTTTTTAAAAGTTATCATGATTTAGGAATAGGAGGAATAACAATGTCATTAGATGTAATCACAGCATATTTGTAATTATGCATTTTACAAGTCTTTATTGCAATATCATCATCAACTTCAACGACTTCCATTTCTTTAGAATAATTGGCATCGTCTTCTAACATTAAGGCGTATCTTACTGCATCATCTTCTTCTTCAAACATAAAAAGAACTTTTTCTCCATACTTGTCATGGACTGCATAGGCACCATCATCCTTTCTATCTTTAAGAGTTAGAAGATACATTACTCGACTTCGCAAGCTTGCTTATACAAATCTTGAAATATTCCTTTGATAATGTTTTTATCAAAATCAAATTCTGCCTCATCAATATAGCGGTTCAGAATTGAAATGGTACTCTCTTCTTCATCAATGTCAAACTCTTCATTTTCTTGAATCTCAAAGTTCTCAACAATCTTGAGTTCTTGAATTCCAGCAGTATAGAGTTTATCAATAAACTTTTCAAAGTCTTTTGGTTTTGTCTTTTTACGAACAATCACCTTGACAATTTTATTCTCATATTCAGAAGCATCGAACAACTGATACGGAGTATCCTCATAATAAACATTATAAAACAATTTATAAGGATTATTAATTGGAGTGTGAGTGAGGGTTTCCGTATCAAAGATATGAAATCCGCGAGTATCATTCACATCTGTCCAGTACATTTCATAAGGATTACCGAGATAGAAAATGCGTCCATTATCAGAACGAGTGTGGTAATGCCCAGAAAATACTTTTGTGAAGTTCTTAAAAATATCTGCTTCCAGTCCATGCTCCTCCATAATCAAATTTCGATTCACACGAAAACCTTGAAGTTCCAAATGACCCATAGCAACTTTTGCTTTGGTCTTCTTGATCTGAACTAAAGACTCTTCATAATTCTCACTGCAAATCCATGGCAGCATCATGATATCAAGATTTCCAACTTTAGCAGTTTGAGGAGAACTATAAGTACGAATATTAGGATAAGTCTGAAGTAGAAGGTTTGGAGAATTTACACTATTGGTATTCTTGTAATAACAATCATGATTACCAATAATCATATGGACTTCATACTTACGCATGGGTTCAAATACAACACGCTTTGCCCACTCTAAACTTTGATAATCGATTGACTTACGACTATCAAAAGCATCTCCCATATGGATGACTGCTTCTACCCCATGCTCCTCAAGGGCAGGGAAGAAGACATTCTTATAGAAGAGTTCAAAGTGATCATGAAGATACTTAGAACCCTTCCTTGCCCCATAATGCGTATCTGTAATGATGGCAACCTTCATCGGTTCCTGTATGTAATGTTATCTTTAATGGTATTATAGTCGCTACTGTGCCCAGAAAGCAAGCTATCATCAACCATCATAACCTCATCAAACCCTGTTCTCTCAATAATTTTAGATTTGATATCGAGTTGCTTCTTCTCTTTCTGGATCCTACGGAGAAAAGCGTAGTGAATGATTTGAGTAAAATATGCAAAAGGATTTTGAGATTTCTCTGGATTAAAATTGTGAATATACTGAACACAGTTTTCTATGCCATCAGAAATCATATCATCCCGAAACATATAATTCACAAAATTTGGTTTGTATGACAAATGAGTTGCAATCTTTAGAAAGCATTCGCCCAGATAGTTTGTAATGCGAGGTTTGGGTAATCCCTTTTCCTTGGCATCGGCAACTTTGTTCCTATAGACGATAAGTGCTTCTAATAACTCTTTGTTATTCACATAATGTTCTGATTTCTTCTTTGGCATTGCTTGTCATCTTTATCCTAATATTAATTTTCTTAATTATAGCACAAACACAGAGTCTTGACAAATTAGAAAAATATGACTAGACTACGTTTGTTAAGGTTGAAGATAATAATATTAAAGATCTTTAGATTCCTTATTTTGATTAAAGAGTTTTTCAAGTTTCTTACGGGCTTCATCGACAGTAGAGACATATCCCATGTCTGTTGATACTCCTACTTGACCAGAAGGTTTATAGACATCAATACTATCATCATCAATATAATCATTATAGATATCTATCATCTTTTTATCTCTTGTTTCAGTCATTGTAATGACCTTATCATATTTGATTAGAAATACATCATCATCTGTCAATTCCATCCATGGTTTAACTTTGATAAATGAACCATGGGGACTATGAACGATTTTAAAACTTAGTGGATTTTGTGCGACTATGATGGGATCTCCATCGTTTTCATCAATGGAAATTAGTGAAAGAATTTCTTCTCCAGAAACTAATTTAATAACACAATAAAACTCTTCTCCCATTAGTTTTTAAGCGGTATGTTTACAATATCATAATTAAAGTTTTCTTCGTTATAAACTTTGATTCTTTCTATTAGATGATTGAGTGTATAATTTTTTCTTGACTTGTAACTAATATCATCGGCAATGTCATATAGAGTTGCCTTTGTTTTATTGTCACCTTTTCTTAGGACTCTTCCGATTGATTGGAGGTTTCTGATTCTTGATTTACTAGGGGAAGCAAAGATGACATTATGTAGATTTCTTATGTTAATACCAGTAGAAAAAGTCCCGTAAGAAGCAACTATTATTGCATTGTTTTCTTTTTCAGTAATTTCTCTGACTTTTTCTCGGTCCTCAGTATCTACACCGCCATGAACAAAGAAGACATGACGTTCTTCAACTGTGCTACTATTTATGAGTTCGTACAAAGGTTGTCCATGACCCTCTACTCTTGAAAATAGAATTAAAGTATTACCTTTAAGATCAATGGCAAGGTTTCTTATAAACTTATTGCGCTTTTCATGGTTGATAATATACTGAACTTCTTCTTCAAAGTTTTCAAACTTATTTGGTGGATGTTTCAATAGAAGAATATTAATATCCAGTTTGGCAACGTGACCCTTCTGCATCAGTTCCTCTGTTCTGATGATTTTGTATGAAGGACCAAATAAACCTTCTAAAACCCACTTATGTGTTTGTGTGCCGTCTAGGGTTCCTGTAAAACCGTAACGATATTTTGCATCTGAAAGTTTTGTCATTATAGATACTAATGACTTTGATTTAAACTGGTGTGCTTCATCTCCAACGACCACATTAAATCTTGAGAAATATTGTCGGGGAAGTTTGTAGATGGACTGCCAGGTCGTAATGATTACCTGAGAGTCTGTTTCTCTTTCTTTACCTGCATAAATCTTGTGGCAATATGAACCCACATCCCACCCATAATCTGCAAAGTCTTTATACATCTGCTCTACAAGGGATGTCGTCGGCACGACTATCAGAGTATTTTGTCCTTTCTCAACGTAATATCTCACAATCGAATATATCATCAACGACTTTCCAGAGGCAGTTGGAGATATCAACAACTTTCGATTATGTTTTAAAGCGTCGTATACTCCCTCAACTTGGTATTCGCGGGGAGCATACTTGCAAATAGAAGTCATATAATCCTTGACTCCCTCTTTTGAGATCATATCATTGACTTCAAAAGGAAGACCATAAAACTTATTGTTTGTAAACTCATAAGTGTATTCATGAGTTTCACAGAAACGGGTAAGTTTATCTAATAGACCGACATAGATTTCGCCCGTCTGTGTATTGAATAAACGTATCTTTCCGTCCCAGTGTCTATTGCGAAACTGAGGCATGAATTTTGCTCCAGGCACATCAAATGTGAACTGATCCGCAAGTTCATAATAGACGTGTGGTTCTGCTTTTATCTGAAGATATACCTCATTCTTTTTCGATATAACCAAGTGTGACATAAGTTCATATCAATACAAAAATATTTATTGACATAAAAAAGGGGGTCAATTGAACCCCGCTTGGAACCTATGCCATTCAATAGCATTTTTGATTTGATATGTGCGATTAGAAATTGTCTTGATAACTTCCTCAAGAAACTTCAACATAATGTCATAGTATCTTATCTTGAGTTCTACCTTAGAAAGTTTTTCATCGCCATCCATATGCCTCTGTAATGCCTCTTTGTCCCTAACTTTATATGGAAAGGGTTCTTCTTCATACACCTCTATAGGTGCCTTTCCTGTGTAGTAATTATGACGTTCTAATTTAACTCTGTTATAAGTCTCCCTTGCCCTTTCACGCAATAAAGTAATTGTGTTGTAGATTGTATAATACTTAGCATGAAGTTGCGGTATTTTTAAAGACTCATCATGTAAATTGTCAGGGTCGATGACAGAATCTCTCTGCCACATCTCCTGAATTTCATCAAGATTCATAGGGGTTTGCCGTTTTTATCCAGGATATTATAGACAGTATACTTGAAAGTGGCATCTGCTGTAAAGTAGGAATAGTCCTGTTCCTTCGCATCAAAAGTCAAAGAACTTAAAGACACTGGGTATAAATCTTTAAATTTAATTATAGCAATATCTCTAAAGTTGCTATTTAAAATATGAAGAGAACCATCACTGAAAACAAGATTTGGATCTCTTATATCATCTTCATTTGTTGTCAGTTCTTTATATTGACTTGTGGATTCTGGAAATCCGATTCCAGTTAACCAATTATGTACAGAAGAATAATTTTCTAGATTTTCATCAACTATAAATGATAAACGAAGATCTCCGTATGTTAATTTTTCCCCTGGAATATCAATATTTTTTAGGTATGATGGTTGTATTGCAGTTGCTAAGCTAATTTCTGGGATATTTGCGGAAGACGAAAAGAAATCAACCTTTGGATATTTTGCTAATGAAAATTTAAATCCAATTGGCGATAAAAAATTCCTATTCGAAATTTGTTTAGCAAAAGGTGATGCCATTGTGTTTTATTTTTATTTAGATAAAAAAAGAGGGTCTTGCGACCCTCTGAGTGATATGTGAATCGAGATCACATTAGGTTGGTTACCTTTACTCTTCTGTAGTAACGGTTTGCGTTTGCCTTGAGGCGTCCTAGACCCGCAGTGGTTCCCTCAGCGAATGGGTTGGCAACTAGACCATAACGGGTCTTAAAGCCAATCTTAGGCTGGAAGGTGTTCTCACCAACGGCACGTACCATTTGGAGAGGAACATATGGGCAATAGAACAGACCAGCATCGTAAGGTGAAGAACCCTTATAACCGACAACGTAGTACTGGTTAGCAGATACGTTTGCCGAATATGGGTCAATATATACACGATACTTGCCTTGGAGAACACCAGCGAAGGTGTTACCAGTGTCATCAACGTTGAGGTTAGCGTTGAGTGCAGGGGTGTAATCAAGAACACCTGCCATGGTGAGTGCCGAAGCAACGTCAGCAGAGCAGAGGATCATGTTACCCTTGCCACGACGAGTTCTCTGGGCGATAGCGTTTGCATCACGCTCGATCTGGAAGATCAGACCCTTGAACTTCTCAACTGACCAACGACCGTTGGAGTCAACGTCGAGGTCGAAAGTACCAGCGGTTGCAGTATTAACAGCAGCACCAGACTCAGCAATCTTGTAGATGGTACGAATAACTTCGCGGTTGATTTCAGCAAGAATCTCAGTTGAGAGAATGTTTGCTAATTCAGCCTCAGCATTCAGACCGTGGATTGCCTTGAGGTCTTGAGCGAGTTCTAGTGAGTACTCAGCTTTCAGAGCTCTTGACTTAGCGGTAACGGTGACTTTCTCGATCGAGAATGCCATCTGGTTGAACTGGTCGCCAGAGCCATCACCTAGGTCTTCTGCATAATCGGTACGCATACCCTGACCAACAGGATATGTAGTAGCGGTTTGTGAACCTTCTGGGTTCAGGAGACCTGGGTTAGCAGCACTTGCGTGACCAGCGGTAGTACCGAAACCAACGGAAGCACCGTCAGAACCAGCAACATAAAGACCAGACTCAAGATCGAATCCGTCGTTCTGACCTGAATATGCGGTATTTGCTTCGTCGAAGAATGCTTCGCCGTTAGCAGCAGCATCCATGGTTCCGTACTTGGAACGCATTGCGAAGATGAGTCCAGTAGGACCGTTCATTGGTTGAACGCCTGCGAGGTCATAAGCGACCAGGTTAGGCATTGAACGTCTGATTAGGGAGATCAGAACAGGGTCGAAACCTGCGACAGGTGAAGAAGCAGCACCACCAAAACCAGCATTACCAGTGCTTGAGAAGGTGTTTACGGTTGGAGCTTCATAGAGAAACTGACGCTCTTCGCGGAGAGCGGTCTCTTGGTTCTCTAGCAGGATAGCGGTAACAGCTCTACGATGAGAATCTTTGATTGGATCAAGACCTTCGTAATCGAGAACTGGACTCCACTTCTCCTGCAATTGTTCTGCATTGAACATTTGCATGGGGGTTTACCTCTTTTGAAGTTTAAGTTTGACTGGTATTATCTAAAAATCACTTTTTAGCGACTCTACCAAGAGTCTGAAGATAAGCTTCCATCATTGTCGAAACTGATTGAGTCTCTTCAGTAATGGTTTCTTCAGTAATGTGGTCAGAATCGTCTTTTTGAGCACCAGCATTTGATGGGAAGTATGATTCCCTCAGGGTTACTAGTTTCTCACGATAGGTATCTTCACTATCAAACTCAACATTTTCGGCAAGAGAAGCGAGCTTGTCCTTCTGAGAAAGTGCAAGACCTTCAGCGACATCTGCAAAGATTACATCAGCAACTGACTCGGCTAATCTTCTATTAAGAGCAACATTCTTTTCGATTTGCTCGTTGAGTTTAGACTCCATTTCATCTAGTTTATCTACCATACTCTCTAAAACATCATATTTATCTTCAGGGATTGTTACATAATGATCTTCAAAAAGACTCTTCATTCCAGTGAGGAATGATTCAGTCATTTCGGTCTTCAGACCGTGCTCAACTGCGAGTTGATTTTCTTTAATCCACTCGTCAGCAACATACTCTAGGTAAGCATCAACTCTTTCAGTGAGTGATACTTTGATTTCTTCGATCTCTTCTACGATAGCAGCTTCATATGCTGCTTGCATCTCTTCTTTGACCGTGGCAACTTTTGCCTTGATTGCAGCTTCGAAGATTGTACGTGCTTTCTCTTGGAATTCCTCAGAAAGCTCTTCACCAGCAAGAAGGGCATTGACATCCTCTTCAATGTCATACTCTTCTTCGGTTTCTTCTTCAACAACTTCTTCAGCAGCCTCTTCAGACTCACCTTCAGCTTCGACTTCGGTTTCTGCTTCTGCTTCAACTACTTCAGCATCTTCCTCATCTTCTGCTTCTTCCTTCATCGCCTTCATAGGCTCAGCAGGCTTAGCACCACGATTAACGATATCATGAACAGTTTTGACTCTTGGTTCAGCAAGTTTTGCTGAATCGTCGTCTGCACGATAGTTATCTGGGGTAGGGCCACCTAAATCTTCCCAATTGCCAGTTTGCCCAGGTGCAATACCTGTGGTTAGCTTTGGCATTGGTTCGGCGGGGGCGGCTCCTTTGGTTACTACGTTTTCCATTTCTTGTAAATTGCTACCAACGGACATTTGTTTAGATATTTGGATATAATCTATATTTATTTATAAATTATAGATTTGAAAGAAATTCCTGGAACAATTCAATTTTGTTTTCCTGGAGTCTTTTTTCATCAACAAGAGTGTTGATTCTTTTCTGAGTTTGTTCGGCAAGTCTTTCACGAAGAATTCCACCTTCCCAAACCCACTCTTTACCTTCCATAATTCCCTGAACAAAAGCATCAGGAGCAGAAGGGTCGGCAACGATATCTGCCGCAGTTGCAAGCATGAAATCTTCGCCAACAATTTTGTGACCTTCGTTGGTCATTTTTAATGAACCAACACCACGAGAAGAAACGCCGAGACAAACACCTTCACCAATGAGGGACTTTGCAATCTTACCCATTGGAGTTTCTAGGAGTTGTGCCTTACCAATAAAATTAGTTCCCTTTTGCTCAAGAGAAACAATCTTATGAGAAACACGGTCAAGATTGACGGTAGGACCATCAGGATGGCCAAGTTCTCCTAAAGCACGACCTTTAGCAACAAAGGCTTCATTATATCTTTCGACTTCTCTTGAAAGAGTTGCCATTGGATACATTCTTCCATTGCGATTGCAAATATCACCTTGAAGGAAAATACCCTCAATATACATTTTCTTTTCAGCACCTTTTCCTTCGGTGATGAATTTTACCTGTTGTACTTCTTCTGTGATGAGTTTCATTTTAGTTTGTAAATGCTACTTTATTTGCTTTAATTGCACTGCTAGACCAAATAACATCAGAAGGTGGTTTTGCTAAAAACTCAACAGATCCCCCTGGCATTGCAAAATAATTTGTTGATGCAGCACCAACTAAGGTACTAATTCCAACTGTCACAATTCCTGCAGTATTGTTATACAAACGAACGCAAGTTGCATCACTGATACTTGATGCAGCCCCTGCTGTCGTTGGTGTTGTTACTTCTGTTGCAACGATTTTGGTAAGCATTATGCTTTTTCCTCTTCTGAATCTACTTCTTCCATACTGAATAAAGAGTTAGCTACTTCTGGGCGAAGTGCTTCAATCTTTTCCCCAGCTTTTGCAAAAAGTGCATCTTTAATTTGTGCTGAAATATCTGAGGGGGAAGCATCAGACACTACCATGTTAATAAGGTCTTCCATTTTTTTAATATAGTAATATGATTATTTATATTTTAGATCTTCCCGCCTTTTGGTTCTGGTAAAACCCCTGCTTCAGTTGCATCACCACTTGGAGCTGGCGGTTCAATTGGAACTTCTCCCATTTGACCATTTATTTGATCTCCACCTGCAGGTTGTTGAGGTAGAGGTTCTCCAGTAATTGGATCAACTTGAGATGGGTCTGGAAGAATTCCTTTTTTAATTTCATCCTCAATTTGCTCATCAATCTCAATAATTTCAGAATCAGTTTGGCGAAGAATTCTTTTTCTTACATATTCTGTTGAGTAATACTTACCAATGTAAGGTTCTACTGTTGCAAGAATGCCAAGTCTATTTTGAATAAGTTCTGCTTCTTTAAGTTCAGCAAACTGATTATCATATAAAAAGTCATACTGAATATGATCACTGATTTTTTCCCAATCTTCTGCTGCAATAATGTTCTTGAGAATCAATTGCGTCTTCAATAAATCATTGAATAAATTTGCAAATCTTTTTCTAAGTCTTCCTACAAATTTAGAGAAATTGAGTTCATCTCTGAGAATCTCTGATGAACGACCAAGATTGAATCCATCCCCACCGCCAGGTAGTCTTGATTCTGGAACACCTAATGAACGATACAATTTCTTTTGGAAATATTCAATGTCAGAAAGTTCTCCAAGATTTTGCCCGCCAGGAAGAGTTGTGATTTCTGTACCACGACCACCCTCTCTTCTTGGAAGCCAAAAGTCTTCAAGCATGGACATCATTTTTTTATCATCACGAATCTCACCTGTATTTGCATCATAGACCATTTTATTTCTATAACGCATCATCACATCTTTAAGGTATTGCTCTGCCTTTACCTTTGGAAGATTACCAACATCGATGTAGAAAATTCTGCGTTCTGGAGCACGAGATAATCTATAGATAACCAAAGAGTCCTCAATCATTCTTAGTTGATTGAGTGCTTTGATTGCCTTATGTAGATATGAAAGAACTGTACTTTTATTTCTATCGATTAATCCAGAAGTACAATATGTAATTGAATCTTTTGCAATTTTGATTGTACCTTTTTGTCCAGTGAATCCTGAAAATCCACCAGGACCTTTCATACTATCTTGAGTATATACAAAATACTCTTCGATTTCAGGATAAGTAATACTTTCTTTAGTATAATTAAGATTGGCAGTTTGAAGTTTATTTGGATCTCTTTTCTTTTCTTGTCTAATGTGCTTAATTTTTAGTGGGTCAATGTATCTTAATTCCTTGATGCCATCTGTTGGATTTTTAAGATCAATAACCTTTAGATAAAAAATTCTTCCATCAACATACCAATTTCTAAAAATTTCGTGACATTTTTTGTCAAAGTCTAAAATTTCTTTGATATATTTAAACTCTTCTCTAATTGCAGATTTTAATCTATCACTAGCATTCAAATTTGAAAGTTCAATCTCTACAGGGGAATCATACAAATCGCTAACGATTGCTTCATTTACAACATCTTCAATGGCTTTATCACATTCTGGGTGTAAAGCCATTTCACGATATCTTTTGATTAAATCAAACTCAGTTCTATATACCCCTTCTATATCAACATACTGACCATAAAATCCAGATTGGAGATAGAAATCAACCCCGTCCTCATTATTAGGGGGGACGGGGGATGCTATGGATTTGGATTTTTGTTCTGAATCTTCAATCGAAAAACCAAAAAGTTTCGCCATTTTATAACTTGAATTTATCTATTATTCTATTATTTAGTTGATGTTTTCTCCACCCGCTTGAGGAGCATTACCCTTGATAGCTTCCCACCAATGCACTTGCATCTCAACTGTGAATTCCTGAATGCCCTCAGTATCATACGAAAGGTTAATTGGAGCAATATTAGTTGGGAAGATATCATAGAAATGATATGCTCTCAGAGTTTCTCCACTACGATCTAACTGATAGACAAATGCATCTGCTTGATAAGATGCAGGATCAGTTGAACCAGTGTTATCAGATACTCTGTTGATTGAATTCATCCACTTCTCAAATGCCGAACGAATTGCAAAATCAGTATCGTTGATAACGGTGATTGTCCAACTATCAAAGGTTCTGTCGCCAGCAACATGAAGAACACGACCTCTAAATGGAACGGTCACATCCGAAATGTTCGAAGCAGGTAAGTTTGCTGCTTTAACTAAGAATCTTGCTTTATCAAGAACTTCTGAACTTGCTGGAGCAATATCTGGGAATGAAAGTACAACCTCAAACAGGTTGCTTCTAGCACCACCACCAGTCAGCTTACTCTTGAAGTCGGTAATCTTTCTTAATGGGGGTGGATTTAATTGGGTTCTGGTAGCCATAGTTTTAAAACCTCTAAGTTAATTAAACAGTACCGATTACTTCTTCAAAAGCAACACCAGTTCTGGTGGCAACAAAAGTTAGTCCGATGAAATTGATAGAACGAGCAGGTTTGATGTATATATCAGCAACAAACTCATTTGCATCAATGACAGCGGCAGTGTTGTTTGTTTCGTCACAAACAACAACATAATCAAAGATTCCTCTCTTGGCTTGAACATCACGAAGGAATGGTTCAACAATATTTACAAAGTTAGTTCTTGTAATTTCATCGTTGAATTCAAAAAGTTGATCTCTAGCAGCTGCTGAGATTGCATCTTCCAGATAGAGGAATAGTCTGCGAACATTGATTCTATCAAATGCAGATGCTCTTGCGAGAGCAGTCTTATCACCAAAGAGAATGATTCCAGAACCAGGTGAGAAGATTACTGGATTAATTCTTGCAGAGTAGAGACGATCTCTCTGTGCCTTAGATGGATTATATGCTAGTTTAATAGCATTCAGGATAGTTCCTCTAGAAGTACCCGCTGGTGAGAACCATGGGAAATTGTTGATATCATTTCTGGCGCAGAGTCCAGCCATGTCTCCATTTAGTGGAACATATCTAAATGTATTATTAAATCTATCAAACATGTACTTATATCCACTATCAAATACAGCATATGATGAAGAAGTCAGTGGAGCGTAGAAACTAAGTACATTATCTGTAATTGTTGAAGCAGAATTTACAGTAGCACTTCCAACTGCAGTTTCTGTAAGGAATGCACCCCTATATGGTGAGATGAATGCAATGGCATCTTTTCTAATTTCAGCAACAGAAATTAGTTTGTTTGCTAATGCTTGTGCGTTTTCTTTTCCATATCCAGCTGAACCCATGATTAGGAAATTAATATTATATTCCTCAGTATTTTCAAATAAATCATATCCACCACTGATATCTGCAATCGAAGAACTTAAAGCACCTGTCGTTGCAATTCCACTGCTATAGTCATAGTTATATCCTTTTTCAAGAGTTAATGTGTTATTTCCAGTTGCTGAGAAAATAATACCCTCAGCTTCTTGGTCCCATGCATTATCTGATTGTAGAGTAAATCCACTGCTGAATCCAGTTGTAACGATTCCAGCAGGTTGGGAACCACCAAAGATATATGCTGAGTTATCTGCAAGATATCCTCTCCAATATGATGGAGAACCTACAGAGAACTCTGCATCTTTTGCTTTGGAAAGTGAAAGATGCTTCTCAAGAATTGTCCCAACAGTGCCAGTAACTTCTCCAGTACCATCAATTACAACCACATGAATTTCATCATGTCTTGCATTTCTAGTTTCTGCATATGCAGTTGTACCAGGTCTGCTTGCAATTGAATTCCATGCAATTGTTACAGTTGTAATTCCAGCAGAAGAAATTACAATATTTTGATTGTCGAACCAATCTGAGACTCCACTATAAGAGGATGATGCATATGCGACGGACGAACCATTTGTGTGGAAACCAACCGATCCTGTTGCATTAAATGCATAAACTCCGCTTGGAGTATAATCTATTGGTGTTACAACTGATGTGGATGAGACTTTGCTCTGAATCTTAACGCTAACGGTACTTTGTCCAATTCCAGTAACAACCCCTCTTAACGTAAATCCAGTTAATGAAGAAGTTGTACCAGCACCAATATCGGTTTTACCATCAAGACCTTGAGTTACTCCGTAACCAACTGCAAGACCTGCAGTGCTAATTCCTGTCAGAATTTGGTCTGCTCTTGAGTCGATAAGTGCAACCTTTAGACCATTTCCCCATGAACCTGGGTTTTTAGCTACCACAGTTACATTGGGAATGACATTCTCATCATATTGCTTATTTGTATAGTCGTCAAGACTATTAATTGTAACGCTAGTTGCTGCTCCTGCTAGAGCATTAGTTAAAGATGTTCCTGATGCTCTTACAACTCTTAGGGCTCCACCATATGCCAAATAAGATGAAGCAGTTAGCCACTGCTCATAGTGCTTATCAATTGTATATGGCTTACCAAAAACATTGAGTAGCTCCTGCTCATTTTGAATTAGTGTTGGCAAATTAACAGGGCCTTTGGCAAAAGGTGCAACAATAGCACCAACTTTATCAGAGGTTGGGTCTATCCTTCCATTAGTAAGATCAACCTCTCTTACTACAATTCCAGGAGATGCTAAATTTATAGGCATCTTTATTCTCCGTGCTATCCAGAATTATCTGAAATTATTTATTAAAAAGTCTATTTTGAATGGGGAAGCCATGCATGAGTATGATCACCAGTCAGGATATTCCCACTTTATTATTCCCCTTGGTCTCTTTCTAGTTTCTGTAGTCCTCTTAACAGTACATTCTTTGCATTCATAAGAATATGCAGATGGAAAAGAACCTCTATCCTTGCGAGTTAAGTAAAAGTCTTCTAATAAATTTTTAACTTTTCCACAAACTCTACATCTCCTATCGAAAAATAATAAATGTTCTAATTCTATCTCCTTATCTAAATCCATCACATGTAGTCCCACATGTAGGACCTATCCCCATATTCATCAACATTCCATATTTCCAAAGTTTCCTGTCTATTTGATTTGCTTGCAATCATCCAACGATCACCAGTATCTTGATCAATAATACTTTCCATATCATCTAAACCATCTGAAAGAAATCCAAATGGTGACATATCTTGTTCTATCTGATTTTTTTGCTCCTCATAAATTCTTTTTCTTATATCATTGTCTGTCATCTCTTTAAAATAGTCTTGAGCAACAAGCCATGCAAAAATAACCAAACACATTGCTAAGTCATCATTGCAACCTTCTTCTGCTTCGAACGATCTATTTTTTTGTATAAATGTTGTCAATTCTGAAATAACATCATAATCATAAATCATCAACTTATCATCTTCAATAAGAGTTTTCAAGTTGGAGCATCCTAATTTTTTAACGGATGCAGTCATTCGAACTCCCAGCTGAGATTTCTTGCCACTAAATCCCGAACCAACAATCTGTCCCGCCCTACCTCTCATAGAGCACATAAGAATGTTGTCATATTCTAAATCAAAGTGAAGAATATTTGATACTTGGTCCCCAATATCATTTACTTCAATTAAAACCCAAGAATCATTATAACCTTTTGCTACTTCATGTATGATACTTGGAAATAGCATTGGTTTGATTTCATTATTTTTATACTTACCAACAACTCGATAAGGAAACTCTGTAATATCAAAGATTACAAATGCAGAATAGTCATTGCCAATTCCACGAGCCACATCGACAGTCATTAAATAGTTGTGCTCTTCTATTGGTTCTTCATAGATATCAAGACCTTTATTTCTTTTTATTGGGTCATTATATACTAAAGTTTTTAACTTACTTGGATTAACTAGAGTATCAACAGATCCTAAGAATTCACACTCGAACTCAACTTTAAACTGTTGTTCTGAGGTGTTAGCAATCGTCTGCTCTTTCCATACAGCGTCTCTACCAGGTACTTCGGACCAATGAACGTCTGTTGGCACATATTCATTTCTACCGCGTTCAGAGTCATGCCACATACGGTAGAAGTGATTCATACCGCGTGGTGTAGAAACAATAATTACCTTTGTGCTTTGTCCAGAAGAAATAGTAGGATAAACAGAGGCAAAGAAGTCATCAGCAATGTGATTCGGGATGAAAGCGAACTCGTCAAGAAAGATGATATTATAGGATCCGCCTCGGACAGCAGATGAAGAAGTAGAGTTAGCCGAAATCTTGGAGCCATTTTCTAGTTCTAAAGATCCTTTATTCCATGATATGATACCCTGTTGCATCCATTTAGGTAAGTTTTCATAAGCAAGTTGTAATCTTTGAAGTAAGTCTCTTGCTGTAGATGCTTTGTTCGCTAGAATAGCTATATTAACATTATCGTTGAATACTGCATAATGTAACAAATATGAAACACAAGTCGTAGATTTACCCGTCTGGCGGGGCATCTTACAAATATTAAATCTGTTCTTGTGGAAATTATCAATTAATTTTTCTTGAAACGGATACATCTTAAATGGCACAAGACCGTGATCCAGAGAAACAATTTTAATATAATTTCTGGCAAAATAAACAGGATTTTCTTTACACTTTAAGAACTCAATAATTTGTTCTTCGGTAAATTCAATTTGTGTATTTGCTTTTTTTAGATTAGGATTACCAAGATAAACTTCACTCATAATTTAGTAAATCTCCCTCCACTGAAGAGCAGCAGCAACGCTAGCAGTGGCATTACCAGTAGTAGTGATGGTTCTTACAACAAGCACATAAATTTCAGAGTTTGATGAATCTATATTTTGAACAATAATATTTTTCTTTGCCTGACTTAACGTACCAGAAGCAACTGGTGAAAGTGAGTTTTGTGATGCACCAGAAGGAACATAACCAGATGCAAAAACATCACCATTATTGTAAGTTGTTGCATTAATACAAAACTCAACACCACTATTATCAGAAGCAGAAGTCCAAGTTAAAGTTCCCGCATTACTCAAATAAGCAGAACTTGGAAGTTTTATAACTTTATAAACAATACTATTTGTTTCACAGAATAATGAAATATTATTCAATTTAACTGATATTCTATTTGGATATCCCTGAAAAATATTTTTGAGACGAATGGCAACCAAAGGAAGTTCTGTTCCTGCTGGTGTTGGTGTGGTTCTTGTAGCAGTCATTGTATAAGCAAAGTCAATACCACTTTCTACATATCCACCTTCTGACATTACAGAAGAACAAATCTGATCAAATGATGCTCCAATACCTACACCAGTATTTCGGAGTTCGCAACGAACTGGTAGGTTTGGATTTGCAATATAAACTGTGCTCTGATAGTTGGAATGGTTGAATTCGTGTGCGGTGATGAGTTGTCCATTATGAGCAAATCCACAACGAACTCTACCAACACCTAACCACTGAAAATCTATAAATGCAAGTTGAGTTTTTGTAATATCTAAATTGAACCCAGAAGTTCCCGTTCCATCACATTTATCTCTGTTCCATTGTGATTGTGGAATCCTGGTTTCGGTTGCAATACCACTTACAAAAGTTCTGATTACCCAATTGTTTGTTCCAATACCAGTATTTATTCCATCAGAAGTATTAAGACCCACCTGTTCAAAATAAATTCCGTCTCTATCATCAAAATATCCAGTTCTTTTAGTTGCATTTCGTTGAGGAGCATAGAAGTTAAAAGAACTAAAAATTAGTTGTCCTTTTCCTGGTTGATAGTGATGATAAAACTTCGTTTGATGAACACTAAATGCAGTTGTTCCAATACCAGTTTGTAATCTTGCACACGCTTGGTTTTGCAAAAATGATACTGTTGAACCTGCACCAGAAACACTATCCAAAAAGTTTGGGTCAATAGCATATAAGTGCTTGTAGTCGCCAAGAGTAAATGGTTCAGAAACTCTACTCCTACCAAATGCATCAACAGCATTTGTATCTGGGTTGATAGTAATAAGAGTATCTGATGAAATTCCAACAGTTCCAGTAACTGGAAATGGGTTGTCAAGTGTAACTACCTCGCCATTTTTATTGGCGATCATATTAACTTCAAAAAGAGTTCTCTCTTGATTTAAAAAATCTTGAGTACTTTTATTAAATTGTGCCATAAATCACTGACCCCAAGACAATCTCTCTGGTTGATATCTTTGTGCGTTTTTAATTCTTGAAGTATTTACCTGATTTGGATAAACGTTATGAACGATTGCTCCAGGATATTCTCCTTGGATTTGTTCTGCAAGTTCATTTTTGGGAAGCATCTTGCCTTCCACTTCCAAACGATACATCTTCCCTTCCCAAACAACGTCGGCAAAGAAAGACTCGGTTGCTTGTTCTGGTTGAGAGGAACCTACATTTAGAGTTCCATTGAAATCACCATTGATAGTGATACTTTCTGAAATAAATTGTTGAAAAGATTTCATTTTAGTTACAGTTCCAACGACGTAGTGCTTTGTTAATTCTTGAATCTGGGTCTCTTGCAGTTTTTGCAGAAGTCAGTTTTGATTTCATGCCTTTCATTCGACGGCAGAAGTTAGCACGGCGTTTCGCTCTTTTACCTTTTGGTTTCTTCTCAGTTACTGCAGTCTGAAGTTTTGAACCAGGATTCTCACGACGATAAGCATCTACTGCTGCTTGACTCAATCCATCAGTTTTATCCTGACGATTGACTTTCTGCCAATCTTCCATAAACTGTTGGAAGGTTTTTAAGTCTGGTTCATAATGTGCAACCTGCATCTCTTTTTTAGGTTCTTTTTTAGCAAGTGGTGAATTGATTCCTTGTCTAATCTGTTGATATTTTTGATCTATTTTTCCAGCAGCACCAGGATTCCCTTGCTTCAGTCTATCAACATCTTGTGGAGTCATTCCACCCATACCTGTTGTCTTTTTACCACCAATTTCAAAACTAGGACCTTCACCAAGTAAGTCACTACCAATACCTTTAGTTGGTTTTAATGGTTCTGGTTTGATGATATCAATAAACTCTGCGTAATGATTTCCATTAGCATCTTCAATAGATACGCTCTCCTTATTCATTTCACCACTATCAACATAATCTGCTGCAGTGTCGATGTAATCAGCTGCTTTTGTAATCTTTGACTGAACCCATGCTTCTATCTCACCTTCACCTTTCTTCATTTTTTTCTTAAGTCTATTTGCAGCCTTAATGATTGTTGAAAGTTCTGAACGAGCCATTGAATACTCGTGGTCATAGGCTTCATTAGCAGGATGGACCGTTGCAATATTAAATTTTTCTTGATTTGATGGTTCGTATGGTATTGAAAACATGGACCAATATTTTGGACCATATCTGCACTCACGCATCTTTTCCATTTTTTTGCACTTTGGACAATATCTCATTTCATTTTCAAAAATTGGACCATCCCAATCATATGCAAGTGCATTAGTACTCTCTGATTTTGTTCCCCAGTTATCAGCACCTTTTTTGCGGCATTGAACAAGTGCTCCAGATGCATATGCACTTGGCCAAACCTTAAATCTTGCTTTTACTTTGTGATAACAGGCATCTTTGTTACCACTACCTTTGCCTGGTTTATCTTTCGATGCTTCGTTGAGTTCCATTGCTTCTTTGATTCCTGGTTCTGCTTTGACGTAATTTTTATCTTTTTTGCCTTTAGCAAAAGTTGGAACATTTGTTGGTTTTGCTGCTCCAGATTTTTGTTGCTGCCCCTTATCTTTTTGACGCTTACGGCGAATTGCTGATCTAATTAACGCTTCACCTTTTTTACCTTTTTTCTTTAAAGACTTTAATCTTCCGCTACTAAAACATTTAGGAGTTTTAGTTTCACCTGGTTCATTTGCACATGGAGAACCATCTGCCTGAACCCATCCTGGTTTTCCACTTTTAGATTTGGAACCTTTAAACCAATGGTGAAGGGTTCCTTCATTAATCCAATCATCTGGAGTTTTTTGATGCTTATCAACAAATGCATTATGCAATTGTTTAGCAGTCATATCATGCTTTTTCATAATTTTTCTCATGAGACCATCAATAGAATCATAAGAAGTATCATCTAATTTTTTTAATCCTGATTCGAGTTCTTCAACAGCATCATCCTCACAACCACAATGCTCCTTTACATCTTTAAATTTCTTATGATGTTTTTTAGCATCTGCCTCCATTTTTTTCAAACGAGTATAATAATCTGGAATTTCATCTAGATGCTGAAGAGCAATATCTGTTGCAAGATCTTTATCCTTTGTGTGTTCATGCTCGATTGGAATTCCCATTTCAAGTTGCTTTTTTATAAAAGAAACTTCAAGGCGATGTTTCTTTGCAATTTGTTCAACTGTCTTATGGGACTTTACTTCGTGCATTTCATTGAATGGAGATTCGGATTTAGTCTCTTCACCACGTTGTCTTTTTTTACGAGCAGCACAATGAGCCTTTTGAGAAAATCCACTAGGATTATCACAATTTATTGATCTTTTATATTTGTCAGACCAACTCATTGAAAAAACACATTACTCTTTATTATTTAGAAAACCTTGTTTAAGTAGTTTTGACAAATCGGCAGTTGATCCAACAAATAGTGCATTATTGTTAGTAACATTTGTTGTTTTAACCTTATCTTCTTCTACTTCCTTAAGTTTCTTTTGAAGGTCAATCAACTTATCAGTTGTATCAGCAACACTTTTAATGAGTTGTCCAGCAACTTCATATGCCCTAGGACTACCACCTTCTCCCGCAAGCTCCATAATGCCATTGATGGCCTCTTGACCTTTTTCAATCAAAGAATACAAATTGGCACGAGTATATTCATAATCTTTTTTAATATCATCTTTATTTCCACCAACAATTTCAACATCTGTTGGTTGTTTTTCAACGATGCTAGAATCTGTATTAAAGGTCAAATCTAAATTTTCATATCCAGGCATGATATTTTATACATCTCCACCTTGAACAATATTGTATCTTCTAGAGTCTGTAAAGAATTCCGTTGTCTCTGAGAATCCAAAGTCATCATCTGGTCCAAGAAGTGCATCATCAATTTGTGTTATGACTCCATCATTGTTCAGATCTTCAAGTGCCTTTGGAGTGACAGTATATCTCATTTCCCTCTTAGCAGAGGTTGTATTTGTACCACTATATGTATCAACTTGAACTTTTCTGATAAGACCGTCTGTTGTATCGGAAATGGCACCAAACAGATATGTTTTAACAGTAAATGATAGTGTATAAATTAAAGCTCTTCTTGTACTGAAATCACCTTCATAATCATCTGTAAATGAAACATTATTCAGAATGATTGGCATATCTCTTTTTTCTCCAATTGAATCCACTAAGTCAATTGTTAGATTCAATGCTGGTTGAAAGCATGGTAAAATTTGCTCAACGATTTGAAGAGCATCATCATTTAGTTTGCAATAAATTGATAAATCGAATCCAATATTATATGGAACTGGCATAAAAACTTTCTTCAAATTAGTTCCATCAGAAGCTTTAAATGATTGGGTTACGCCTGCTTTTCTACTTGCATCATAACTTAGAGAAACCATTTCAAATGACATTCTTGGTAGAGTCATTGCAATTGGTTTATTCAATTCCGATTGCTCAGTCAATCTAGCAAGAAACTTTTGTCTAGGACCATATGATAAAGGAACTCTAAGTTCATCAACTACATTAACATCATTTTTATCATAATGCCTAATGTAAATTTGATTAAACAGGGTTCCAAATCCTATAATAGTTTTTCTAATAATTTCGTGATAATAGTAAGTACCTAACATTAGTAATTTCCAAATGGATTCGATTCTGAGAAGTCTATAATTTGATCTGCTTCAAATTCAATTTCATCATTTTCTTCATAGTCATCTAAGTTTCTCAATGAAGCTGCAGCAGGAACTTCGCTGAGAGTTAAATATTCATCAACAACATATATAGCCGATGAAGCGGCGCCAACTAAAAGTTCGCCAGGAACAAACTTGCCATTTTCAATAGAAATCTGAATAATCCTATCATCAGCATCCCAACGCTTAACCCTTGCAGTGGTGCTTGAAATTGATCCAGTCACAACTTCATTAAACCAATACGTACCAACTCCAATGATTACTGGAGGTGATCCAATCGTAACCGTTGGTGGTGATTGATATCCAGAACCTGGGTCATCAATCAAGATATAATCAATTTCATTAGTAACAGAATTCAATACCGCTCTTCCTCTTGCAGTTGTAAATCCAGCGGTAAAGTCTCTATCTGTTACAGTATTTGCAATGCTTACCGTAGGAGCAACTGTGTATCCAATACCTGGTTTTGTGATGACAACAGAAGTTATAGTGCCACTGACTCCAACAACGCCATAACCTTCTGGAATTTGTCCAAGAGGTCCAGAAATAGTTACTGAAGGTGTTGCCGTATATCCAAGACCAGGATTTGTTATTAAAATCTGATTCAGTCTTCCTGAAGATCTTAGGTTTGCAATAGCAGTTGCTCTAAAGTTTGAACCAACTCCAGTTGGACCAGATACAGTTACATTTGGATTGGTTAGGTATCCATATCCACCATAAGTTAGAGTTACTGAAGTAAGAACTCCAGACGTGACGCTTGCTATTCCAGTTGCTCTGAAATCTGAAGGTGTTCCTGTTGGCGCTTCAATTGCAGCAGAAACAATTGATGTTACAATACCAGAAAGAGTAGTACTATTATTATCTAGAGATATTACTCTTCCGTTTGATATTGAGCATCCAATACTAATTGAATTCAATGTTCCAATACTATTTTCAAAATCATCAAATAATACTGTATTGGAGTTTGGAACTGGAGTGGATGTTGGAACTGCAGATGTTCCTGTCGAAACCTTTGTCCCAAAAATATCGTCCAATAAAATTCCACTATTTGTAGAATTTTTAATAACGGGTGGAGTTATATCTGCATTTGTTACCAGTTCAATAACAGTTACTGTTGGGAATGAGTATCCGCTAGTATCTGTTCCATCAACGGTAAGTGTAACTGTCTGTACTGGAGGTGGATCATAGTCAGATGATAAGTATAGATAATGCCAAGTATCGTCAAGAGCATAGACATTTGAAGTTAATGATATTGTTCCGATACCAACTTCAAAATATCCTGAAGAATTAACTCTCATATCAACATTGTTAGCATACCCACCATTGGATAATCTGTTCAGTTCTATGAAAGTTGAAACACCTGATAATGTAGATGGAACTTTAACAAACATTTGAATAGAACCAGTTATTCCAATAGAGACGACACCTGCTCCAGAAATTGCTGGTCTAGTAATATTTCTATTCGGTTCTGTTGAAATTATTTTCCAAGAATTTGAACCAAATTTTGGTTGATTGACAAATCCAGGACTTAATACTAAGAAATCAATATTTAATGATGGCTCAGTTGTATAGTACCTACCTGAGCTCAATAGTGAATATGAAATTGTAGATATACCACCAGATGAGACTAGTGAAGAAGATACTCTGGCAGTTGATGCTATACCTGTAGGGTTATCAAAGGTTAATGTTGGATTTGTGATGTAGAATTGTCCAGAAGATGCTATCGAAATGCTAGAGACAGTCTCTCCATAAACTAGCCCACCAACTGCGATAACTGTTGCAGTTGATCCAACTCCTGTTGGACTATCAATTGTAATAGTTGGAGCCTGACTATATCCTATACCAATATTTGCAATATTAAATGAGGATAACTGCTCATTTTGAATATTTGCAGTGGCAATTGCCGTTACAAAACCAATTGGATTTGGGGGACTAAAAGTAACTCCTATACTTAGTTTTGGAGAGTAACTAGAACCACCATTATTAATTACTACTCTATCTAACGCTGTGTCTGCTATAACTGCGGTTCCTGCTGCACCAATAAATGTGGGACCAGAGAAAGTAACACTTGGTGATGTGGTGTATCCTTGCCCACCAGAAGTTACAGGCACAAAAGATACCCCCTTTCGATAAACATCTATAGAGCAAGTTGCTGCCGCACCCGTACCACCTCCACCGCTAATTGTTATAGTAGGTATTGAAGTATATCCCCAACCAGCGTCTTTTAATACAATTTCTTTGATTGAACGGACTCCAGCAACTGAAGTTGTAATTGCAACTGCTTGTGCAGTTCTTCCGAATGCAGGAGCATTAGAAAATGTTACAGTTGGAGTCGATGTATATCCATATCCATCATTATTCAAATAGATTTTTCTAACATAATTGCTGTTTATATCTGCACCAAGAACTGCTGTTTGACCATAACCCACTAATCTGAGTGATAGAATTTCTCCTTGATTTGCGATTACAGCATCTACATCTTCATTACCAGTATCAAAGACTTCATTCTCATATTCAAAGAGTTCGCATGATAACTCATACACATAACCTTTTCCAAGTTGATAAAATGGTTTTTCATGCTCAACAAATTTAACTTCAAATAATCTTTGACCAAGTGGAAAATAAATTACATCACCTTCTCTAGGTCTTAAAGCTACTTCTACTTCATATGCATCTTCTTCCTGTAAAAATGGACTAATAAATTCTTCAAATCTTTCTCTTGAAATAACTAAATTCAATTCATCCTTTAAACTCATCCCAAATTTAGTTAAAATATCTCCAGCACCAGTATATCCCTCATAATTATTTACATATGCTTCTAGTAAATAAGAATCATCGAATTTTGAAGTTTGAACTTCTTCGATAATTGTTTTTTTATTAACAAAAAATCTAGGAACATATACAACTTCAACACCATACATTCTTAACTGTTCATTGATTAAATCCTGAACAAGTCTTTGTTCAGCAGCGGATCCTTGTAAGAAAAAGGGATTTAATGCCATTATCCAATAAAGTCGTAAGGTGGAAGTTCGTAATCCATTGACATTCTCTTTGTTATTTCATCAATTTCTCTTTCTGCATCTTCATAAATCTCTCTACCATTTAATTCAATTCCACCAGGTAACTTAACGCCACGGAACTTGATTAGATTTTGTCCCCATTGTCTTTTGATCAATGCAGTTAAGTATCTTTTAACAAAACTATCATTATATACTTTAGAAAAATCTGTTGGGTCAAGTGCTCTATAACAATCCATAACTAACCAAGTATCAACTGTTTTTGCCCCCCAATCAATATCTAAATATAATCTATTTTGCCTTTTATTAAATCTTATTTGCTTATCTGTTGAAAGTAAAAAATCAATATCTTCTAGATATGTTTTTACCATTGCATACTGTAAGAGTTCAACTGAATTAAAGTAGTATAAATCATTCAAGAATAGTTGATACTTAATACTCCACATTCCAGATGAAACGGAACTCGTATCAAACTTATATATTTTTTCAATCCCAATTACAGAGTCTGGAACTTGAATATAGTTTGAATTTTCGTAAAAGTTAAAAGATGTGGATCCATAACCCGTAATTGTAGAACTCGCAGTTGTAGTTACAATTCCAACACCATTGTCATTTTTTGCTCTTCCTCTATCAATATCCGCTTGCGTTATCTTGTACTTTAAGTACATTCTTTCAACACCATCAAAATGACGCTCATTAAAAAATTGAATTGCATCATCAACCAGATCATCAATCTGATCATCATCTACGTTTATTTCTAAAACAGGAGCTCCTAATTTTCTTAAACAATAGTCAATCAATTGTTGGCGTGTTGATGGTTTTGCCATTAGAGTTCTCCCTCATTAGGTTTAGTATCTTCTATCAACTCAACATCCTCACTCGTAACTGTCTTTTTGATCTTTTTCTTTGGTGGCATAGAAACCAATCCAAATTGCATTTCTGACTCTACAGTTTCTAATAACTTCCTTTCTTCCTCCTCTAATCTTTCCATTTCAGCAATTTTCAATTCGGCAATAATTGCTTTTGCCTTTTCCAATTCAGCAATTAAATCTTGAACTCTTTTATTTAATCCATCAATAATTTGATTACTAGAAGAAACACGAGCTTCTAAAGCAATCACTTGATTTAATAAATCAAAAGATTTCTGTTGATAAGAACCTAATAAAATTTTATAATCTACGTCTGAAGCCATATTAATGATTCCATAATAAAGTTATTTATCTATCAGAATGCACCACCATCGATTGTGATATTTTGAAGGAATCTTTCTCCACCTACGCATGTAATAACTTGAGATTGACCAGCACAATCATTAACCCAAAGAGAACCAATTTCAATCGGTGCATAAACAACATCCGACATAACGCTTGAAGTTTCTGTTACAGATGATGCAACAGCAACTCTATTTACAGATTCATCCCAATAAATTGCAGCTTTTTTCGCTGATGTTGTGTAATAATGCATTACAACACCAACATCAATATTTTGATCGGTTGATGGTGGTACTAAGCTGCCTCCACTATTAACTAATCCAAGTTCAATAATACTATCTTCAACTTTAAGTTGTTCAGTATTAACAATTGTTTGGGTTCCAAGTACAGTAATATCGCCTGTGATTGTGACACTACTTGCAAAACTTACATTACCAGTAGTATTTGAAACTGTGATTGAAGGAGACCCATCAGCAGCATTAATAGTTCCTGTTCTAATAATGGGAGCTGATAATGTAGTTGTATTTGCATTATATGATAGAGTTGGATCTACATATGCAGTTTGTCCTGCTCCAGCGGTTGATGAATCAACAAAGGTTAGATATCTTGTATTGGAATCAACTACGGATGAGACATCAATTGATGATGATCTAGTTGCTGTTGAAATTGTACCTGTAATTGTACCAGTGATTGTACCAGTGACTACAAGGTCATCTTCAACACGAACTGTAGTTGCAACTTCTCCAGACTTAAGGATTAAGTTTCCAGAGTTTGTACTAATAATATTAGTACCTTCAGTTCCAACACCAATATTACCAATTAATGCACCACCAGATGTTACCTTGATACCAGAAGTAAATGTTGCAAATCCAGTTGTATTTGTCTGTGCAGTAATATCAACTGTATTTGTTGCAGCATCAAGTCTTAGATTACCTGAAGATGTATCAATTTGAGTTGTACTATTAACTCCTATTTGAATATTTTTGACGGTCTCGCTACCAACAATCGTAGAATTACCTTGAACATCAAGATTTCCTAATACACTAGCATCACCAACTGTTACTACTCTTGAATCTGCACCTGTTAAGAATAGAGACCCTGATGTTGTATTAATGGTTCTCGCTGAAGTAATACCAATAGTAACATTGGCACCCCTTAATCCACTAGTAGCCGATACAATTCCACTAAAGCTACCATTTAACCAGGTTTTTCCCTGAGTTGCATCACCAATATTATAAGCATTGTCGATATTTGGAAGCCAGTTTCCTTCTACATCAGCATTAACAATAATATTATCTGTCTCAGCATTTCCAAGAGTAATGTCACCATTGAAAACTGCATTACCCTCAAAAGTCGATGCTTGAGATACACTTAGAGCAGCACCAACATAAAGGTTTTGTGCAATACTAGCACCACCCTTAACATCTAACGCACCTTGACCAAGGTTTGTTGTGTTGGCAGTGCTAGCAATCGTTGTAACACCTGTAATAGAAGCACCAGCACCAACGAAAAGATTTCTCGCTAATCCTACCCCACCGTTAATAACAACTGCTCCAGTGCTCGTAGAAGTCGAGTCTGTGGTGCTTGTGACTCTAAGACCAGATACAAAAGTTCCTAACCCAGAAACTTGAATCTGACCACCGATATTTGTATTCTTTTCTACTCCAAGACCACCATCTACAACTAAAGAACCAGTATCTTTATTAAATGAATCTGTAGTATCCGAAACATAAACTGCAGACTGGAATGTACTAAATCCAGTAACATATAGACTTGATAAATTAACTTGTGTTAATGCACTTGACCAGGATAACTGACCATTTGCATCAGATTGCAGCAGACCACCAGCTACTGGTGTTGCTGGTAGTACATAAGTAGTTACACCTGCTAGTACATTGGGTGCCTTAAGACTTATTCTGTTCGAACCGTTTCTATCTACTAAGTTTAAATATGCAGACTCAATTCCGTCTTCTCTAGTCCAATATCTTTGACTTCCGAAGAATTTATTATTACCAATCGTATCATCAAGACCAATGTAGAAATCATAAAAGTCAGTTGTAAATCCTGGTTCCCCCGCTCCAAGTGCTGGCAATCCAGCGTAATTACCTCTTTTAAACTGAATTACGGCGGCTGTCATCTAGATTGCCTCGCTTTTGATACTCTTTCCTTTAGGTATTTATATTTTTTACCAAGTTCCACCATCTAAATCAATATTATTTGCTCTAGATTGATCTGTATCCAAAGCATCGATAAAAGAACCTGGTAATCCAGCAGCAGAAGCTGTATTTACCGTTGCAGCGGCTGCTACTAAAATTTGATCTGGATCTACAAATACATATTTGTTCAGAGCAGCATTATAAACCATAACAAACTTATCAGCTCTACCCGAGATATCTATATCTGATATATCAGATAATTTAATTCCAGATCCAGCAAATGAGTTGGATGCAATTACTCTAATTGTGTTTTGTTGTCCTACTCTAGCCTTTATAGATGTCATTAAGTTGTTACTCCTTCTCTGACTAAAGCGTTTCCTTCGATAACCCTTGTTTTGTATCCAGTAGAGCTAGTAATTACTATATCGTAAACATATCTACCTGGTTTTAAATCTGCGGTTTGACCAGAAGTTAAGGCAATTCCAACTGTACCATTAGCAGCATTACTTATTGTTGCTGTAAATGCTGTAGAAGAAGAACTGGCAGGATGTTTTTTAAGTTTGGATGCTATGGAATAATTTGTCAGATTAAAAGAAGTATCACCTTGAGTGTTAGTCAGATTAAATGTTTGGAAAAAGTCAGTACCACAATTAATCACTAAATTTGATACATATACTGCCATCTACTTTTTGAAATAACATCTCATGTTATTATTTAGTTCCGATAGACTCTAAAGAAATAATAGTCTCCTGGGTTTTCAAAAATAATTTGACATAGCATTTTGCAACATCTCGCATTTTCTCTAAATCATTACACGCATCAATTTCTCTTGAGATTTTTGCATATTCAAAATTTTTGTTTAGATTTTCTAAAGTAATTTCGTCAGGATTCATTTTTTAAAAGTTGTACTAATAGAGTTTTAATTTCACTTAATTCATTTTTCAATTCCAATATTTCTTGTTTTTCTTTATTCCTTCTTTCCCTTTGTTTAATATACTGCGAATATTCATATTCATCTGTATTAATTATTGCACCAGAACTTGTATCTCTGTACAAGTTCTTTTCGCCTTCAACACGAATCATTTTTTTCATATTAAGCCAATGCAATAGCACGAATATCCTTAAATTTAGGAGATTTTGCCTCATTGGTTCCACTCATAACAATTTTAATAGAATATCCAGTAAATTGCTCTAAATCATCAACACTGAATTGATATTCAATGAATTCATTTTCCCTACTAGAGCGAACTAGTTTATCTGGTTTTCCATTATTGTTTGCTTCATTAACAATAGTATCCCCAAAACCATCGTTATTTGTATCAGTTAAGTTATCATAACCAGGGAACAGATTATATGATTGTGCAATTTCACTAGAGTCTGCTTTAAAGAGTCTATAAAGAACTCTAAAATCTGCAGAGGAGTCTCTGTATGCTGAAACAAAGACTTTAAGTGAAGTTGCTGGTTGAGATAAATTAACTCTCTGAGACACATAGATAGCAGAATGAGGGTCTCCGCTTAGTTGATTAACTCTAGAGTCATTTGCATAGTCAAGTATTGGATTATTGAGACGATTTCTTCCAAGAGCAACAAATGCTGTCTGAGTATCGATCGCAGGGGAAAGATTTGGATCATTAGACTTCATTGAAACATTAACAGTTAGAGATCTGTTCTTTGGAAGTGTGGTTAATCTTGTTGTCTCATTGATTCTTGAACATACAATTCTTGGAGATGAAAGGTCATTAATTTGATTGAGTTGAACTGCTTCAAATCCATTATCCAAGAATGATACCTCTGAACCACCTGCACTTGTGCCAGAAACTGTTCTAATTGAACCAGAAACTGATGAAGACTGACCTGGTGTAATTACATTGAATTGTGGGATAATAGAATTATACTGAATATTTTGAGAAACCGAAATATCATCTCCACCAACTTGAGACTCAAGTGAGAAGTTCAATTGCGATTCTCCAGTGGAACGAGAACCCCTATCAATTTCAATATTATAACTATCGATATCATTGAGACTTCTTAACGTTGCATCAGAGGACATGTCATGGGTTTTATTTACTCTTGTTAAAGAAACATCTCCAATTTCATACTTATAAACAGGGTCATTTACATAGTGTTTTCTAATAGCAGTTCCATCAACACCTCTGGTTGCAATTCCAAGTACGCCACTGCCAATGCTATTATAGTAGATAACTTCATTATTAACTTTTAGATATCCAAATGCTGTAGTTATTCCTTCAAATCTTGAAAATCCAGTGGTATTAGCTAATGAAATTGTAGTATCTGTTATATCTAAATCAACGGTTAGGGAAGTTGGATTTGTATTTGGTTTAACTCCACTAATAGTAACTTTATTATTATTGGAAGTCATGCCATGATTAAACTGAGTAACTTCTAGAACATTTCCAGAATATTGACCACCAACAGCTGTTGATGTAATAACTACAGTATTCGCATATGAAACTTGAGTTGTATCATTAGTATAAACTTGAAGACTGCCACCTAAAAGGAAATTGTCACCCTGTACATTAGTCAAATATAGTGTATCATATCCATCAATTCCACTGATAGACAGTCTAGCACCTGTACCAGAATTGCCAACATCTGCTGTAACAACTCCAACAACATCACCAACAGAAAATCCTTTTCCAGTTGCAATACCAGTTGTATTGATTACGACTTGATTAAGTTTTCCTGTATTGAAGAATGAAACTGATTGTGCAATTAAATCACTACCATTTCCTGTAATTGGGTATAGGCGAACATTTGGATATGAACCGCCAGAATAACCAGCACCAGTAGAAATCGTTGTAATTCCAGTGAATGAAACACCACCTCCAACTCTTTCAATGTATCCATTAGCCAGAGAAGTGCTTGCCTTAACTCTCTTACCAGGTACTAATTGTTGTTTGATAGAGTTTAAATAAACAGTTGTAATACCAACATTAATTTTTCTTGGGAAGATTCTTATTGAATCTGGAATTAATTTTTGAATATTGGAGTCACCAACTTCTAACTTTGGATTGTAGAAGAATGCAGATCCAGATTGGGAAGTAAATTTCGCTTTATAAAGTTTGAATTTCAAATCTTCAAATTGGCTCGCTGTCCAAATAGTACCATTTTGGGATTTAAATAGACTTCCTCCAATATATTGTTTCGTTACCATTACAGACTCTGCATCTGGTAAATTCTGCCCATTTACAGTCTTTTCACCCATTCTCGCAACCCAAAGTTCATAATTATTCGTTGTAGGTGCAAGAACAACAATTGCATATTCTCTTTGTGGTTGTAAGTATATTGGTGATGGGAAAGTTACTTTTGTTGCAACAGATGCATCTGAAGATATTCCAATTTGACTTGGTTCTAAAATTACTCTCGCAAAATCTTGTACAAGTCTATCAGTAGGTGTTCCAAGTTCAACATCTCTAACTTCAACATAGCATTTTTCATTTTCATCTTTGCTTGCAAAGTATAAATCTACTGCAGTTAAGAAAGCACCCGTCTCATCAACAGTGAATGATTGTGCAAGTGGATCCTTTCCACCACCTCTATTAGGTGGTGGTGGGGGTGGAGTTCTTACAATAACAGTATCTTGTCTGTAAGTATCTACTATTCCGCTAGCAGAATATGTTGTTTCACCACTACTGATCAGCAAACTACCAGGAAGTGGAGTTGCATTTGTTGAGCTAGTTGTTAGTTTAAATGTTCTACTACCAGTTTGAATTCTTATTGATGGTGGAGGAGTTGTTAGTGGATCTCTAATGAAGAATGAACCAATTAAATCACCAAAAGTGTCAGCTACTAATCTAATATTCGAAACTATGCAGGTGGCACCACTAGTTTGTCCAACAAGAGTCATTCCACTTGTAACATAACCACTATATTTGCCTAGAACTTCTTCCGAGAGTGAAGCAATATCAATATTTAAAACCGTTGCAGATGCTGAATATTGAGTACTTAATGATAATGAGGTATTATATGGATTTGAATTGTACGTTGTTGTTGGTGTTAAATATGGTCCAGATTTGTGATCGGGTCTAGATGTTCTAAAAGTAATGAGTTTAGATGCACCTACAAACCCATCTACAGTCTCTCCGACTGAGAAAGTTCCAGATTGCATTTCAATTTCAAGTAGTTTGGGAACAACATCAATACCCGATATTCCATCAAGGAATGGGTAGTATCTTCCTAATGGTTTTAATCCACCAGATGCAAATTGTACGTTTCTAGAACGCATGTACGTGTCTGGTTCTGAACTAATTAGAACATTATCGATGTAGGAACCATTCCATCCACCAGTTATTGTTCTAGTTCCACCAGGGACATATACGTTTCTAACCCAGTTATCCGAAGCTGGTGAGAGAATAACTCTTCCAATATATTCAACCATTTGGAATGGATTTACATTTTCAACTCTTGAAGCTAATGGTTGCTGAATCCATTCCTTTTCTTCATAATTGAGAGTGATTAAATCTCCAGTCTTCTTGACATTTGGATCTAGAAGTGCCAAATTGCTGCTAAAGTCTGCAGTATCGGAGTTAATGGAATCTGATAATGCTGGTTCTAATTTTAATGAATAGAAATCAGTTGGTGTCTTTAATTCTTTGCTTTCAGTATCAACATCAGACTTTGAATCAAAGTTTGTCAAATCCATTCTTCCATTATCAGAAAAATCATCTACAAAGAATCCTGACTTAAACCTTGATAGTCCATCAGCATCTTGTATTTGAAGACTCTTTGTATTAAGTTCTAACAAACTTAAAGATGTTACTGTTTCTAAGGTTTCTATTCTGTCCTCTAGTTTTCCAATATCTCTCATCGTATATCTTCTATTATCAATTAAATTAATAGAAGCATCTTTTACATTGTATAAGTATGGTGGGTAAGATATTGTAGCGATTGTCATCGCTTCTTCAACATTTACTGGTTCTTTAGGTGGAGTTGAAGAAGTTCCTTTAACTACACTGATATTTCCTTGTTTATCTAAAACAACTTTATCAACTCTTGATAGATAATACTTATATCCTAAAATGGAACTTTCATTTGGAGAAACAACCAAATTGGTATTTACTGATGACGAACCAAATGTGCGACTAGAAAAATCAAATGGGGAACTTGAAGTTGAAGTAAAATCGGAAACCCTTGGTCTAAAGTCAATTACATCAGAAGCTCTTGTATTATTTGCTAGTATTGGAATATCTTTTGTATATCTTTCTTTATCATAAGAATTTACTGTGTAGAAGTCACCAGTATCGTTTGATGGGACAACATACTTATCAAATATAATCAGTAGCTTTCTGGAAGGTGATACAGTACCTCTATTTCTAACAATTCTAGAGTAATCGTAATATTGCTCTTTTTGACCCTTATCTAGAGAATATCTATCTGTAATGTTTAAATAACTTCCAGATGTAATTGCTTGAATTGATGATTGAATATTTGATTCACTAAAAGTAACTAACTCACCGACAACAAATTTATTTGAGTTTAGATAAACAAATTGAATATCTGTTGAAGATGGTTTATTTACAATTTGAGCAACAGATCCACTTTCAGAACCTGTAATTTTTTCACCAATAATTGCATTAATGTCAAGTCCTAACCCACTAACAAATTGTAAAGTATCTAAAGTTGGTGTTGAAGTTGATAAAGACTCATAAACTGCAATCAGTTTTACAGCGTCTGGGACATTCAGTGATATTTCTCTATCTTCAACTCTTAGACCATAATAAGGACTCGTTGATAGTCCAGAAATTGATGTTGAAACTCCAGAAGAAGTAGAACTTACGATTATCTGAGCACTTCTAATATAATCCTTTCTTTTACTTTTTACAGCCTGCCTCTTGATTGTTGTATTAACTGTTACGCTACCAATTCCAGATCTTAATCCAGTAAAGTTTATTTGTGAATTATTTGCAGATAACGATACTTGGTCTGAAGTTAGTTGTTCAACTGCACCATCATTATAAATTATCGAATATCTATCGCTATCATAAGGTTCAAAAAATGCACTACTAAATCCTAAAGTATTTGTATTGAGACTTAAATTTCCAGAGGGGCTTGTAGATTGTCCATTTACTTGCTTTACAATTGTTACCGTAGATGAATTTAAATCTACAGTGGAAACATTTGGAGAAGATAATTTAGCATATAAAAATGCGTTATCTTCATTTTGAACTTTTGGAAGTCCGATGGTAAAAGTAGCATCAACTGTTCCCGATCCTGGAACTCCACCATCACATACTCCAAAAACTGTGCTAACTCCAGTCAGATACAAATATTGTAAATCTGTTGATACTGCTGTTACTCTATTATATGTTTCAGTTGTGAATCCAGGTCTTTGATATCTAATTATCGTATTGGTTGATATTCCACTGAAGGTTTTTCCAGCACATGTTGCAATACCAATGGAATTAACAGTAATTGTATCAGTTATTGAAAATCCTGTTGGGATTTTTCTATCTAAAATAGTATCTGCAGAAAAATCTGTGGTTATTCCAGATGCAGTTGTATATGATTGATAAACCGATTTTATGTCCTTAATACTATTTGTTTCTACAGCAACAATGGATCTTCTATATTCAGAAGATTCATTAATTAAAACTTGCTCTCCAACAATAAAGTTTCCAGAAGTTTGAGAAAGATAGATTCCTGTGGTCCCAGATGGTCCTGGAGCTTGTACAAGATAACCTGAAGCTCCACTACTTAAACCTCTAATATAACTTGTCGCTGGACAAAATCCAGAAAATACAAGTTCATTTAAAGTTATTTTTGTATAAGTTTGGATATCAAAAAGATATAGATTAAATGCTGAGCTTTCATTTACATAATCTGAATTTGCTGAAAATGAATAAACTCTCGCTCTACCAATTGTTTCACCAGATGCTGCATTATTAGAAGTTTTTCTATATGTTTGTAGATCAACATAGTTATTATTATTATTTAATCCAACAAATGGGCATCCACGAACGTTATTGACTTTTACTAGATTTCCCATTTCAAATGGGATTGAAGCAGATGTTACTGTTTCTAAATCTCTAGGTTTTTCTACATCTAAGATTGTTGTTCCTGGAAAATCAATATCATATCCTCTAACATAAGCTTTTCCTGGAGAAATTTTTACGCAAACTAAGTCATCAGATGGGGTATTATTTTGCTCTGTTTTTTGATCAGAATTATAAATTCCACCATTGGATAACCTATCATTTAAAGATTCTGCTAATTCAACGCCAAAAGCCCCAACGGAATAATCTCCAGATTCTTCAAAAGTTCTCTTTGCGAAATAATCTTTGATTATTGAATATGTTGATTTATCCTGCAGTTTTTTAATTTCACCATTATCAATTCTTACTAGTTCAATAAAATTCTTATCATCAAAATCTGTTAATACTTTTTTTGCTAAAACAGTTGAAATTTTTAATCTATCTGCTCCAGGAGCGGCATAGTTGGAAAATCCACGAGCATTATCATAAAGGGAAGAATCATCGCCAGAAGAAATTAATTCTTCAGAAATATTAAATCCAACTCTATATGAAGATGAATTTGAGTATGGATCTAATATAATAGTGTCTTTTTGTACTTGTACAAAAGTTCCTCTAATAAAATAAACACCCTCACTAACATGAACGGCTGAGGATACTGAAGTTGCACTGCTATCTACGCAAGAAGCAAAACTATCACCAACCTGGAGAGTTGTATTGCCATATGTTATAGATTCTTGAAGAATTAGAGTTTCCCCATCATTAAATGGTGCTGGTTCTAAATCTATATTTGCGTTTATATATTTTACATATATTGTAGGATATTCAATATCTAAATCTGGTGGAAGTAGAATCTTTTGTACAGATGCAGTTACTCCAGATTCAGCACCTGTGATTTTTTTACCAACAATACTATTCAAATAAATTGAAATATCAATTCCAAAATGTTGTGGGTTTAATTTGACTGCATTGTAAAGTCTATCATATGTGACTCCACCAGGAATCACCATTGATCCATCTTTGAAAATATGACTACCAAAAGATTCAATTTGATTCTGTAGAATAGACTGTAGAGTCGTTAATTCTCTAGCTTGTACAGGATATCCTGGTTTAAATAAGACACGATAAAAATTATCATTCTTATCAAAATCATCATAATATGGATTGATATTTAAATTAGTTTTTTGTGGCATCTTTAAAATTCCAGGATAATTTTAACGTCTTCTTTTTGTCTAGAATTTCTTGAAACAAGAGGTCTATTATCTAAGTAAATAATATCCCCTGTTCCTTTATTTATCTCAGATGCTGCAAGACCATTTGTAAATTGTATTCCAAGATTTATATTTTTATTTCCAGTTGGATTTGTAGTGATTCCAGTATATCCAGTATCAACAGAACCAGAGAACCCATCAGTAGTGGTTATTGTTCCTCCAGATGATGAGAATTCGTATCTTCTACCTAAGCTACTAACTCCAACATAATCCTGCTGATCATAAGTTGATGGGTGGTAGAATAAAGATCTATCTGTAAAGTATTTGATTACTTTAGTCTCTTCATCATATGAAGCAACATAACCAACCGCAGTAACATTATTACCATCAACAACTACACTTTGGGATATTTCTTTTCCAATCGTTAAATAATTTTCACCACTGATAGTACCATCATTTCTCAACTTAATCGCATTTGTTGCAGAAAATTGACTTTCATCATAAACATTAGTTGAATTGACTCTTAATGGATTTTTTACAACTGAAACTTGGGCAAATGCAGTATCAGTTGGAAAATCTTTATTTGAATCATCAAATCTAGCATAAAGCAATACTCTATCAGTCCCTAATTCCTTATAGATATCATATCCATGACCTCTAGATGGTGGAATAATTGGAATTAGTTTTGCTGGGTTGCTGATATTACCTGCTGGTTGTAGAGGTCCCAAATCTACCATAGCATAAGTATAATTCTTTCCTCCAGCAGATACAACAGCAGAAGTTATTTTTCCACCACTATCTACTGAAATAACTGCTTTACCACCAGTTCCATCTCCAACTATATTTACTTCACCTGAACTATAATTTTGTCCAGGGTTATCGATATAGATTTTTTTAATTTGATTTTCATTAACAGTGGAATCACCGTTTTCTCTGACAGATTGGATTTGGGAATCTGTACTGGTGCTCCAATTTGAAGGAACAGAAATATATTCTGTAGAATCAAATTTTATAATATCACTTGGGGATACAGTAAATAAGTATTTCCAGGTATATCCATCACCACTATTTCCAGCTACTGATGGTTCTAAATCAGTAAAAAGTGGTTCATCTTGAGATGCATTTCCAGTTGTATTGATTCCACTCGATCCATTATCAATGCAAATATAGACTCTATAATCACTATTCATTACATAATAATTTGCATCGTATAAACGACTTGATGAAGTTACTGGAGATAGGTTTGTTGTGCTATAATCATGTCTGTAGATTTCATATCTGCTTCCTCTAGTCCAATCAATTCTCCTTACCAATCTCCTAACATTTGAAGAAGTAACTTTTTTCCCAAAGAGAGAAGTATCTTGAACATGGGACAAATAACTAAAATTATCTGTTGGGGTTTCTACATTATCATTCCAGTTAGTCACTCTACCAAAACCGACTTGTGTTGGGTTTGGCAGTCCAACAACAATGTAATAGGAATTATTGGTACTATCTACCGATTCAACAAAATTGTTTGCATTTAATATTCTAAATTGATCAGTTATAATTGCCGACATTTTTAAACGGTTTTCTTTCTATTTATTAAGGTTAATCTGGTAGAATTTTTCTAATAGCTCCATTATCTCTCAATCCATACCCTCTTCTTTGAATTGTTGGGAACGTTGATAGTCCAGAATTAATTGTTCTTCCAGATACACCAATAGATATTGGATTACTTGCTCTGGATAGAGAAGATAATCTACCCCATGAATAATATCCATTAGGATTATAAATTGATGTTCCTAATGTTTGGATTCCAGTTGTCACTGTATTAGATCTGATATTACAAACAATTTCATTCAATGCTGGTAAAGCACTTACTCTGTAAATGTTATCAACGTATTGAGTTCCTACACCAATAACATCATTATTATTTGAATAAATTGATGTAACTCCACTACCAACATTTGTACCAGATACAAATATATGATATCCAACTTGAAGATCAGTATATGCATTAACAAAGAACTTGAGTGCAAGGGCAGTTCCAATTCCAGCGGTAGTTGTAATTCCAGTTATGATTCCAGAGAAACCTTGAACTATAGAAATATCTTTTACTAGTTCTGAAATTACTTTTGGTTGTTCAACGAGAATTTGTGGTGGATTCGTGCTTGTATAACCAAATCCAGGTTTTACCAAAGTTACTGAAGACACAGAACCATTTACAATTGTTGCAGTAGCACTTGCAATTGAAGTAGAATTTTGTGGTCCAGCAGTTGTGCCAACACCAACTGAAGATCTCTTAGGAGCTGAAAACTTAACAGAAACTGTTGCAGTTGTGTATCCAAATCCCGCATTGGTTATCGTTAATCCAGATATAGTACCAGCGACTGATACTGTTGCAGAAATTGCAGCAGCAACTGGAGACTTATCTTCAATTATTAATGCATCAAATGATGGAATGTTAATACTGGATTCATCCTCTTCATAATTAAAGAATCTAGCGTTATCGACAAATATTTCATTATCTCCAGATTGAATTGTTTTAATAACTCTTGCTGTTGGATAAATTTGACCCTCTAAAGAATCCCTATCTTTATAAACAATATCACCATTAATAATTAAGTCTCTTTTCTGCTTAGACCAATCTATAGAGCGATAATTAAATTCATCAATTCCAATATTTTGATAAAGATCTGTCTCTAGTGTATCTGAAGTTGGGATATCATAAACAGTTCTTTGAGAAATTTGAGACAATGACGTTGAAATTCCATTTGCCCTATTAACAAATACTGAATCTCCAATTTTTATCGTCTCTAAAATATCAGTCTGTTCGCTATCAACACCTCTAGTTCCATTATAGAAGAATATGGAAATATTATCTTCAACTTTAGGTGCTGAAATAAACTGAATTGAAGAACCACCATCAAATATATAAGCAGATTTTGGTTCTTGTAATACACCATTTAAGAATACTAGTAAGACAGCATCTAAATCTATGAGTGCGGAATCATTATTTTTCTCATCTTTTTCAAAACTCACTAGCTCGGAATTGTATCTGAGTGGGAATACGGAGCGAGTTCCATTTTGAAGTGGTTTAATTGAATCAATAAAGTCTAATTGTCCAAATTGCCATGATGCAAATTTATCATAATAAACATCAAGGACTGTTAATTGAAAATCTGCTACTGGAGAAACCAAACCTTTCGCGGTAACTAGACCAACTGGTTTAAATACATCTCCAATTTCAAATGCATATCCAGGTCTATTAATAATGAATTTGGAAACTTCAAATAGTGATCCTGGCGCGATAGTTCTTGAACCAGGTATTGTTCCTAGACCGACAGCATATGTTACAATACCAACAAATGTTGTGATTGCTGAGGCAACATCAGCACAATCTCCAGGGTTATATACTCCAGGTAATTCAGAAATATCACCTTCAATAGTATAATCAAAGACTTGAGTTTCACTAGAGTACCCACCAATGGTTATAGACTCATTTCTCATGGCTTGAATTGCCATATCTCTTGCTTGTTGGAATGCATAGATTGATTCTGCTTCCTCTCCAGCAAGGTACGCATTGTCGATATAAATCTTACCAGCATCATATACTGAGTCATTACCACCATATTGGAGATTGTATGTAATACACTCTAAAACATCAACAATATCATCAATACAATTTTGATTTCCACCTGGAACTGTAAATGCTGGGAATGCCGCTAACATTCTACCTACAGCAACTTCACCAATTAACGTCTTATTTGCAAGAATCAATCTTGCAGCATCTGCATTTCTTCCAGAAGTTATTGGATTTGAATTTGGACCGACTTCTAAAGAAATTAATGCATTTAGTCCAGTAGTGGTAGTAGATCCAATTCCTAATCTAGAAACCCCAGTGATTTGTAGATTTTCATAAGTTGGTTCGGAAACTAAAATATCAGGATTTGCTGTATATCCATTTCCACCAACAATAACAGTAAATGATAGACTTCCACCAGCTCCAACATTGGCTCTAATTGAAGCTGCTACTCCAGTATGTCCAGGTTGATAAACACTAACACCAATTGCTGTAAGTCCATTATATCCAGATCCAAGAATATCTGTACTACCCAATCCAACAGATACAATCGAACCACCTGCACCAACCACAGCAGTCACAGAAGCACCAACAAGGGGTGCAAAACCTAATCCATTTGTTGATCCAAGAGAAACAATCAAACCGCCTCTTGGGAATTGATTTTGATTTACATCCGAAATAGATGTAACTTTTGTTCCATCAGTAGATGTAATACCAGTAAATGTTATACTGGATATTCCAGCACTTTCTCCATATAAGAAATTATTACCCGCATTATTTACAGTTGTTGGTGTCTGGAATAATCCATTGATTAAAACTAATCCACTTCCAGTCTCAATACCACTAGTATTGACGCCAGCAATAGTAAGTCTAAAAGTCTGCCCAATACCAGTGAAGTCTTGGGAAATATCATCATATATTAAATTATTTTCATAATTTTGTCTTAAGAAAACTCTACCATTAAATTTAGAAAATGGTCTTGGAAGTCCGCTATCATCTAAAGTTACTAATCCACTTCCTTTTGGTGGATCTGTAAAGAATACTTTGTTTCCAACAATGTTGTAAGAACCTTTATAAACTCTAGCTGTTGAAGCATCCATATGACTGGTAGCTACTGTACCAACAAATCCCCTTTCAACATTGACTAATTTAATCATGCCCGTAGATATTGGACCAGTGCTGGTAGTTCCTAGTCCAACTCCAGCGACTTTCATATACTCATCTTCAACTCTAATAATATCACCAGTCACAATTGAAGAAATTCCACTGATTGAGAAAACAGTTTCTCCTGTTCCAATGAAACCACCATTACCATCAACTGTATATACTATTGGGGTCCAAGCGAGTGGAGACTGAATGACATCATCAACTGCAATTATGGTTTTTTCATTTTTCTTAACCATCTCAAATATATGTGCATTTCCACTACCTAAAGTCGTGAAAGTTACAGAAATTCCAGCGGTTGCATATTCTGGTCTTGTTGCAATTCTAAATTCGGTGTTATTATCTTTAATAGCCCACACTCTATATGGAAGTCTGTTTGTCACTACTCCAACAGAATCTGCAGTTAAACCAATGCCAACAGGCGCAGAAGAAACTCCAGCAATAGTAGAACCAGGTTTATAAATTAAAGCTTCTCCAGTACTAAAGAAGTGATTTGGAATTGTGAATTTACCTGTTGCTGGGTTTAAAATTGAACTATCTTGAGGATTAAATTCTTTTGTAAAAATTGGAGTGTTATTATACTCTAGTTCAAATTCCGTTTTATTGATTCTCTTACTATTAAATGAATCAAATAATCCTATTCCGATACTTTGTGTTCTATTAAATCCATAGGTTATTTCTGGGTAAGAATTTTCTAAATCTAAATCGGTATAAATTATTTCATTATATGACTTAATAGTAACTATACCAGTTACTGATGCATCTGGGAAAAATCTTACTCGAACATTGCCAGATGAAATATCTGCACCAAAAGTACCAATACCCGTGGTACTTCCAACCGATAAGAAAGGATACTGTGTAGAAAATACATCGGTTCCATCGGCATTGATTGTTAGTATCTGATGTAGTGCATATGTTGAACCATAGCTAACACTAACTAAAGATTTGATTGATGTAATCTCTGAGGATGTACATGTTAGGATAGTTGTAACACCAGTACCAACAACATAATTGGATTGGTATTTTGCACTTCTCTCCGTACCTTCTGGTTGGAAATCATTTATAAATCTAATTGTTCCAATTCCAGCAGATGTTGAACCAAATCCAACTGCATTAGTTAATACTCTAACTTGAGACGTAGTTGGATTTGTATATTTTAATGTTAATGTCCCACCCACTAAAGAAGCATCAAATTCTCCAAAATCATTAAAAGATATTCCTTCAGAAGAATTAGAATCAAAGTAATAATCTGCTAGATAAGTATTTGTTCCATCATGACTCAAATAAACTTCCACAAAATTCATTGTATTATCATTCAAGTTAGAAATATGGAACATTGAATGGACAGCATCATATTGATTAGCTGGATATTCAAAAATAGTTGCAGTAGAACCAGCAGAAACTAAAGTATTTGTAGATAGGTTTTTAACCAGACCAATAGAAGTTGATGCAACTCCAACAACATTTGGATTTAAAACTTCCTTAATAAATTTTATGTCATAATCAGTATCATATGGATCATTTGGTGTAAATCTCAGGGAAAGAACATCAAATGTATCAATATTTCCAGTTACATCAGCAAATTCCTCTTCTTTCCATATAGTAGTTAATGCATCAGTTTCGAATCCAGGAGAGAATGTTATACCAAGTCCAGTATTTGATAAATATCCCTTTCTTAGAGTAAATACTGATTCCTGGTTATTATCATACATCAGCAATAATTCATATAGTGCTATTTGAGTTCCTGAGGTATTTCTAATCTGAACTAAGAATCTTGCAAAGGAATCTGTATATTCATCCAAATCAATAAATGTATCTGATACATTTTCTTTATTTGTAAATTGATCGCTAACATCATCTATTGATAGAACTCTATTTGTTTTGCAAATCAAACCATCTACAAACTTTTTATTAAAAGTCTTTAAGAACTTAGATGTCCCATTTTGAGTAGAAGTATCTTTTGATAATGCAAATCCGTAGATTGTATCAACTCTCTTATCTTCACTTACATCATAAATTATTAGACCATCTACAGAAGTAGATCCGATCGAGACTTTTTTATTAGATATAATTTCAGTATCTACAAAGTTTTTAAGTCCAGTTGTATGTAAAAGTCTATTGATTGTATCAATTGAGTCTTTATATTGGATTGTACTCTTTACAGAATATGAGAGATTTTGGTAATAGTCATTATCTGGTAAAACCTGAATATCATTATTTAATTGCCCACTATTTGTTTTCCAACCAAGAGAAGCAGTTACTCCATATCCAACATTGAATTTACCTCTACTATGGATAATTTCCGAAATAGTTCCCACAGAACCAGATTCTGTTCCCCTAACAATGTCAGATTCTTTAAATGAATCTCTACCAGATATTTTGATATAATCTTTTAGAACTGCAGAAATGTAAAGATCTGAAGGTAGATTATTTAAATATAAATTCTCCCCTACTAAAAATTCAGTTCTCTTTTGATTTACTTTGAATTTTGGATAGTTTGAGTATTTTGTAATTGTCGCATAAGAACCTTGTATTGTATCAGCAATTCCTGGATTTGCTGTATATCCAGATAGATTAAATCTAACTATAGCTGGTATAAGATTTTCATAAGAAGAAACAGTGAAGAATGTATATCCATAATCTTCGGAATTAAATCCAGATCCACCTACTCCATTTTTTGTAATACCCTCTACAAAAATTAAGTCTCCCGCATTAAACACGTTAGTCGTAAATCCAACTAGAGGTGTAGTTAAGAAACAAGTTACTATGCCAGAAGCAGATGATTGTATGGTGGAAATACCGACTCCATTTGAGTTATTAGTCGTAAATAAAGTTTTTGAGTTGAAACTAAGTCCAGTTGGAGATTCAAAAATTTCAACAGATGATATTGAATTTGAATTTATTTTTGGAACTAATATTCCACTATTAACCTTTTCCCCAGTTTCGTCATCAACAATCACAATTTCTGGTGCGGAGCTATAATTTCTACCACCATCAATAACTTCAATGCTATCAATTGTTAATGAATCTTTTAATTTAATCGTTGGTGGAATATTTGCTTCAGGTCTAAGAGTATTATCAGAAGGATATTCAAAAGATTGTTCTATAATTCTTATATCTCTTACTTTACCTATTTCATTAGATTTTACAAATAAATTAGCATCTCTTCCATTATCAGTGATGATACTTGTTATGCCAGGTAAAGTTTTATAAGTTTTTGTACTAAAATTAACAGAAATTTTGTCAATAGGTCCAGATGCTGTTTTTGAGGTGGTAGAATACTCTAGAGCAGAAGTATTATTTTGGTTATATAAAGTATTTTCTGGTTGTGATGATAGTGAGACAATAAACGTAGTTGTTCCTACACCAACAACAGAATAATTTTGATTATAGTAACTATTAATGAAAGAAATCTCACAATAATTTCTTACACTAACATCAGCTGTAGAAATATATCCAGATTTTTCAATATTATAAAATAGAGAATTTGGAAGTAACTCTGAATAATTTAAAGTAAGTTTAGCAGTGCTAGTCACCCCAACTGTTCCAACACCAATTGTTGATATGATTGAAGTATTTGCTATTGATACAAATTTGTTATTAAAGTCTTTATCTGAGTATAGATTAAAATTGTAACCACTCAATGAAGAATCGCTTAGATCAAATACTAAATTATTTCCTTTGATTGGTTGTAATTTTGGATTAACTAAGGACAATGCTTGATTAGAACCACCAGTAGATGCAATTGAAACTATTACTGGTGGGTTGGATACGGAGTCTTCATAAGTTATTGTTAATTTGATATTGTCTTTATCTACTCTATAAACATAATAAACTCCCGTCGATAGCCCAGAAGATACTAAATCAGATGCTGAATAATAAACTTTATCACCAGTTTTATATGAATGTGATGTTATGTTTATTGTATCTAATGCTGGATTAACACGATATGAATTGAAACCTACTGGATTAACCAATAACTTTTGAATATCTGACGCAAATTTTAATTTAACCGCAGTAGAAGTTCCAATACCTACAGATTGGTTAGGAACAACATTTAAAGTAACTGAATCACCTGGAATAAGTCCATGTGCTGTGGATACTGATACAACGGCATCATTTTTTTGAATGGTGCATGTTATTTGATTATATGTTGGTTCAAATGAATATTCAAAATTATTAGAACCATTTGTTCTAAAGAACAAACCCTTAGTATTTGTCGTTAGACCAACTTGAGTTACTATACCAATGTAGTCTTTTGATTTGTTAATAGCATAGACATATTCAAATGAAGAGTTTAGCAAATTAAATGGTGATGAAGTTTCTGTATTTGAAACAGAAATAGGATCTCCACTCTTCTTCCTAATGATAAGTCTTTGATTTGTTTTAAATGGGTGATCTGGTAAATAAATGCTTTGTGTAGGAATATCTATTTGATAATTTAATTCTCCTAGAGAATAAGTAACTGCTACTCCAACTCCAGATGTTGTACCAACACCAACAGACTGATTTGGATTGAAATATACCTTTGAATTTAAATCCGAATCAAAATATTGTAATGGTAATCCAATTTCAATAAAGTTGGGATATACAAATCCCAAAGTGCTAGTTGTGTGAGAAGTCCCACTTACACCCCTTTTAACTCTTAATAATTTTCTTTCCGAAAAAATATTTAGTACTGACATTATTTCAGTACCTATTCCTATACTTGAACCTATAGAAAGGGTATTTGGTATAGTAGAAATATAAATGTCTGTTACTAAACCAGATTGAGTAACTGGATTTGATGGAATATCTTTAAATACGGTAAATCTATCTGTTGATATTGATACCTGTCTATTTCCAGCTATTTTTGGAACAAATGTTGATAGACCAGATATTGATACAATATCACGATTATTTAATACATGGAATGGTGTAATATAAACTCTTGCTTTATTTTTATCTTCCCAGGTTAGAACCGCATTAGAATATTCTATAGTTGATGATGCAATAGATGTTATTGTCTTACCCTTTAGAGAAGAAACTACAGCTGATGCACCTTCAGCATTTGAATTCGAATTATCAAATACTAATGCATCATTTAATTTATAGTCAATGCCGTTTTTTGTAACCTCAACTGTTTTTATTTGACCCTTTTCAATAGATGTAATTATCGACTCTTGATTAAATTGTGAGTCATCTTCAATAATAAAATCATTTTGAGAGTATTCATCTGAAATTTTATATGGATAAGTATTTCTAACTAGATCTGATTTTGAAAAATCAAAGTCTTGATCTAAATTATTTTCAGCATATAGAGACCTAAATCTATTGCCAATAAAATATGGGAATTTTGGTTGATATAATCCATCCGTTGTTATTCCAGCAAAATATGCATATGTTCCATTTGGAAAGTCTGGAGTTTTGCAAAATCTTCCATTGTGTATATCTAAGTCTCCAGAATTATCAAATTTATAGTCTTCAACAAAGAATCCTGGCACAAATCCAGATGGTCTATCAACGATAACTGAAGTATCTTCAACATATCCTGGTTTTAATATGACTATACCTTGTGCTGAATTAATTGGATTTCTATATCCATATGGTCCATATATTGGATTTCCATCATATGCCCACCCAATAATTGGTGAATGAGAAGACCCGTTATCATTGAATTCATTTGTTGCAAGTTCATTTAAGTAGGAAATATTGCAATATTCTAACCCAGTGTTTAATTTTGGATGTAGATATTCAGATCCATATCTCTTTGCATCATTTAAAGTTAAATCTCTAACCTTTGTTTCTAGTTTTACATTTCTTCCAGCAGAAACTACCTTGATAGATGTTGTTGATTGTGTATATCCTATTCCAGAATTAATTACAACAACATTAACAATTTGACCATTATTAATTATTGGGCGTAAGACTGCTCCACTACCTTCACCAACTACCGTTAATGATGGGGTTGAATAATACTCAGTTCCCTTATTTCTTATATCTACTCTGACAATTTTTCCTGCAAGAACAACTGGATAAAGAGTAGCATCTTTACCATTTTTAATTGATATGTTGGGTTTTCTTTCAAAGTTTAAAACTGTACTACCATATCCACTACCAGATTCATATAGGTACAAATCAACAATACTACCACGAACAATGGGTGTGCATGTAATTACACCAACATTCGTCGATCCATATGCAACATTAACTGTGACACTGACATCTGGATATTTAAAAATATGATATCCACTTCCAGTATTTGAAAATTTAGTAAAAATATTTCTAGTATAATTTGTTGATATTGTTGCACCTATTCCAGCATCTGCCAATCTAAAGGAATCATTATCTTTCTTTATAATATAGTATCTGTTTGATGTTGATAGACCAGAAATTGGGGTGCCAGTATATTGATATTCAACAATATCACCCTCTTTAAAATTATGATCAGTAAAACTAATTGTATGCTCTATTGTAGAAATTCCTACTGGTTTAACATATAGTTTTCTATTTTGATATCCAGACCCAGAATCTAAGACTTTAATTGACTTTAAAGTCTTTTTACCGAGATAAGTTCTAAACTTATGGATTCCTGTATTTGACGCTGTTGTGAATCCAACTGTATTAATTCCAGTTATGTAATCATTAAAAGATGGATACAATCTAACAGTTTTATTATTTAAAACCCTTACAAAATAAGTTGCATTTTCCAGCAGGAATCTATTTTGATCAGCATTTGAACCAAGATATGTTCCGATACTAACTGGAGAATTTCCGTTAGATTTATATACTACAGCTTCACCATTTGAAAATTCGTGATTCGATAGAAATGTTATTGTTTCTGCAGTTTCGCCAACGCCACCAAAATTACTCAGAAGTCTCGCATCAAAATCAACTTCTCTAAAAGTTTTTTCTACAATAGGTTCTAATAAACATCCACTACCATTACCACCTTGAATACTTAATGAAATAACTTTTTCAAGTTCAATATTTTGCGGATCTACTAGTACTTCTTTAACAGAACCACTTATAACTGGTTGAACAAGTGAAGTTGTACCAGATCCAGTTGGTGGTCCAGATACAATTATTTGTGGTGGATTAACTACATCATAATCAATTCCAGAGTTTAAAATGCTTATAGATTTTAATGGTCCATAATAAATCTTATCTTGAGATTTATAATTTTTTATTTCGACACCATTGACCAACATTCCAATAAACTCTTTATCATTCTCTACTCCATCATTATCTTTGATGACTTCTCTAAGTGGAAATTTCCTTAATAATTTTTGTGGTTCAATATTTTTATTAAATTTAGATTCCACTACAAAACTATGCTTTCCACCAACTCCAGGAGAAAGAGGATTGAATGTAATATAATCATCTATTTGAATAAATGAATTTGATGCATATAATTTTATTTGTTTTGGATCAGTTAATACTTTTACAAAATATTTCCCTGTAGCAAGTCCAGATATTGGTGTTGTTTCTGGACTATAGATTACAGCATCTCCTGTCAAAAATGGTATAGAAGTTGGGAATGAAATAATAGAATAATCATCATCTGATAGTTCTTTTTGAATTGCACCGCTTTGAGTAGTTGCTGCGCCAATAAAAGTCGAAGCTGTACCAACTCTTATTGATGGTTTGGATGGTGTTGCATCAAGTCTGAAAGTGTATGATGGCAAAGAATTCGATGCCACATACATAAATTCATTTGCATCATCGGAATACACATTCTGAACATCTGCAAATAAAGTATCATTACCATACTTCAACGGTACTAATTCACTAGATGTTTTCTTAATGATTCTTCTTAATAGATGTGGTATCGAAGTCGAAGTGGTATATCCAACATAACTTAAGGTAACTTCTTTTGTTCCCCCATCAATACCTGTTACTTTTGCATTGGAAATTCTAACAGAACCAGTAACAGCATTAATAATATCAACTCTATCATTAACCTTTAAACTAGAAGAATCTATATCAGATTTTAAAGTAAAAACTTTAGATGATAGATTAAAAGAATCAACTTCAAAAGTACAGCTAGTATTATATACCCAAGAATTTGCAAAAATTTGCTTATAAGTTCTGTCGTTGGGGTTGCTTGGATTTTTTATTAAGTCACCTAGGTGTTTGATATAAATTTTTTCATTTTCAAGATTTAAAGCTTTATCTTCAATCATCTGTAAATTTGAAATTATGGAACATACTTTTAATTCTACTTTCTTATCTAAATTTCCATTTTCAAATCCAAAAATTGTCTGATTTGATCTTATCGAATCTTTGTTCGAAATATTTTCAGATATACCTGAACAATTTAAAAGTTGATTTACAGTTTTATCTGTATATACAATAGTATTATTTCCAGATATTGCTGTCCCAGATTTCTCAAATCCAATTGTCGAATCTACAGTAATAATTGAAGATCCTATTGAAACATCACCAATTACTTTAGTATTTGCTGTTACTGTAAGGTCACCTTCAATTAAGTCTTGATCGCTATACCCAATGAATAAACCTAGTTTATAATATACTTTATTTTTTCTGGTTAAAATTTCTACTTCAGATACAGCTGCACTTGTTTTAGTATCTAAAGAACTATAAATTGTTTGCCCAACTAAATTATTTGGATTTCCAGAAATTGCTTCGGTTAAAATAATAACTCTTCTAATGTACTCTGAATCAGATGGTTTAAAAAGAAATTGCTCTAGGTCAATTACTTTTGGAGTAACTCCATACAAAACTTTATAGAGGATTTTAAAAGATTCTTCAGTACCTTTTGACTGATAGAATGATCTTGCTTCTTTTAGAAAATTGCCAACATTTAAATCGGAAACAAAATCAACATTTTCCAAACCTGGAGCAATAGAATATTTGATTTTATTATAAAATTCTTTTAAAAATAGAGAGCTTAGATTTTGTACAGAAGAATATTGCGTATGTGAAGATGCGGTTGTTTCTGAAAAAACTAATTCTTCTGGATTATTTGAATCTCTATAACTAGTAATTCCACTAAATCCTCTAACACATCCAGTGAAAGAGTTTGTTGTAATTCCAGTATATGTAATAATTTCATCATCAATCTTTAGCAAACCATAATATTGGGGAAATCCCTTTGTACTCAAAACATTGATTGTTGAGCTAGTAGAGGTGATTGAAGAAGTTATTGAAGTGAATCCAACAATAACTTCTGGAGTTAAGTTGTCAAGATTAATGTAAGAATTAAAATTCTCAGAAATATCCGATGGACCACTTGGATATTCTTGAGAAATATAATATTGTTTTAAAAATTCAGATGCCTTTGGGCTTTCATCTAATATGAATGCAGGTAACTGATTTTCAATAATTTGATATGCCTTTACCTTTGATTCGATACCAGTTTGAATCATATTATCCTCTCTTTAGCTCTCCGTTTGAATAACTTGAAGTTACTTTAAATCCTACTCCTGAAATCTTCTCACCAGAAGAAATAGTATCCTTTACCATATTTATGGTGCTCTTTGAAACATCAAAATCCAAATACAAATCTTTTAATCCAATAACATCATTCGATTCTGGATATGCTTGAATCTCAATAATATTGTTTTCTAGTTCAGTTTCTGTAATAACTGTAGTTGAAAGCATTATTTCTCCAGTAACATAATCAACAGTTCCAGCAGATTTAATAATTACTCTATTTGTATTATTTTCTTTGATTTGCTTTACGATTGATAAAATTCCAGTCTTCTTATCTGCATTTGGAACATCTGTTAAATAAACTGTTTCCAATTCTCCAGAAATTTTAAATCCAGTGGATTTAATATTAAATCCAGCAGAATCCACATGGAAAGCATTTCCAAAGCAAAGTTCATATTGAGCAGATTGATTAACTAATGCTTTTAAATTCCTTCTAATTCTTACTCGGGTAATATTTGAAGTAATTGATCTATCTACATTATCAATTACATTCAAAATTTTACTATACTTAAATCTACCACCAAACTTATTAACCTCAACAGAATTAGAATAAGATTGTAGTGAATTGGTAATATTAGTTTTTAAATCATTGACATTATTAACTTGTGAAGAATTATAATAGACATATGAATCAATCTCAACATAAAGAACCTTCAGATCTATAATTTTTTGATTGATACCTGTCAGTGAATAATTTTTTAATCGACTTAAAATAAAATCTTTATCGAAGTCAGATATAAAATCTCCATTTTTTGGTTTAATACTTATCTGAACTGTTCCAAATTGAGGTGGATTTAATTCTTCACCCCCAACAACAGATACTGATTCTGTATTTGGATAGATTGATTGAATAATCGCTTCATAATCTCTAGCTGTTACTGCCCTATATTGTGCTGAGTACAATCTTGGTGCAAAATATTTAATTGATTCTACTGGTTCAATGCTTGTTCCATTAGAAGACTTATTAACTGTAGTTAAGGTTGTAGAAGATACCGTTGCAGATCCTCCTAGAGAATCAACAAATGTACCTGCAAAAGCAAAATTTGTAGCTCCATTCCCCTCTTCACCATCAGTAACAATATAAGTTACTGTGATGATTGTGCCATTTTCAAGTTTTTTACCAAAGTAACCATCACCAAAAAGTAATTCATACTTCTCATCCTGTATCTCTTGAATTAAATAAATTTCAGAAGTTGAATTAATGCTCAGAATATTATCAACTCTTTGATATTCTCTACCTACCCCTGTATCTGATGTACCTTTTACTTTAACTATAATAGTCTGAGTATCAATATATGAGTTATCTAAGATAAATCTTTGGTCTAAACTACCATCAACTGTAAAGGTCTTTTTCAGTAAAGTTCCTTGGTAAATCTCAATTGGTTCGTCAGCAGTTCCAAAAGTTGCTGTCTGATTTGTGACTGTGGTAGTTATATTTTCTGGGATTGAAAAGATATATGAATTCTCATTTGATGCCGTTCCAACGCACACAGGACCCCTTGCTTCAAGAGTTAGGGTAGGGCTGGTGAATGAACTACTAACGCCCACCTGAAGCGTTACAGACGCTCTGGAGCATGTCCTAGAGCGAGGAACATATCCTATCGTTCTGGCAAGAGATACGACGTTTTCACGAAGAGTTGCTGAGTCAAGAAATGCCTCATTGGCTGCCATATTCGTGTTAAATGCATTAATATAAGTGTTATATGCTAGGGCATTTAACAAGACAGAGAAATTAGAACCTTCAAAATCAAAGTCCGTGAAGTTGCTGTTCGCACGGAGATAATCCTTGATTGAAGTCTTGATTTGATCGAAGTCTAGATTCGTAAATTTAGTGAAAGGCATTTTATCTTGCTGCCTCTAATATAAATGTGTATTCTTGTGTTGGTATTTCTTGACCAATAATATCAAAATTAACGGTTACTTCAAAAGCATTATCATCTGGTCTTGCTTCTACAATAACAACTAAATTAGAAATTCTTGGTTCATAATTAGAAATTGCTTCTGCAATTTCATTTTCAAGAACTGATGCTGTACCTGCATCAACAAATTCAAATAATGTAGAATAAACGTCAGATCCAAAGAGAGAGTCAAAAAATCTCTCTCCTTGGATCGTTTCAACAATATTTCTCACTGAGCGACGAATAGCAGCTTCATTTTTCAATACAGGCAAGTCCTTTGTAACAGGGTGAGGTTCAAAGGACAAACTTATATCTTTAAATCCGCGTGAAATGCGTTGAACTGCCATTTAATGATTATTTCTTCACTTTATTTATACCTATTGCCAGGGAGAACCATAGTTTGGTTCTGTTCCATATTCCCAATCATCGTAACTTTCATCATTTCGAATTTTCTTATGTAAATCACTCTGTTCTTTAAGATGATGTTTTTTTCCAAGTTCATCATGCATAATTTCTTGAATGACTTTTGGTTTTTCAGTTGAAGAATAATCTGTAACCAATTTAGTTGTACCCCACATGTGGTACATGTAATTTTCGTCTCTATCTACTGGTAGATTTGACATTTTAGCTCCTGTTTTAATGAATAAAACAGAACTTTTATAAAGGAGGTTGCTATCTCCTTGTTTTTATTTAACGATCTATCTCTCTAATCTTATAATCATCCGAATTTAAGTATTTTAAAATCTCTAAAGCAATTAATTTTGGGTTTCCTTCACCACAAGTATAGACATCTACAGCAATGCACCCATTTTCTGGCCAAGTATGGCAAGAAACATGACTTTCTGATAGGGCAATCACGACCGTACATCCTTGTGGAAGGAAACAATGTGAAAAAATGTTTAAAATTGTCATTTTTGCTCTCTTTACTCCACTCTCCATCGCATTTTGGAGTGAAGTAACATCATTTAAAAGAGAGAAATCAACACCATGCACCTCTAACAGCAGGTGCTTGCCCATCGAAAAGTGTTCCAATTCAGTTTTAGCAACAAAAAATGTATTTATTTACGATTTCCAGTGGTTATTTGGTTGCTCCCACCAAAAATGAAGGTCCTCTACAGTGTCGTCATAGTACAAACTGACAAAATCACTCTTGAAAGCACTATGAACGTTCTCACAGAGGGCAACTGTATAGATGTTTCCACCTGTCATACGACTCATGATCTCTGTAATCCAGGTATAATTACCTCCACGAATGACTCCTGCTTCAATCAAGACGAAATTATCCCATCTTGTCTGCCATTTCATGAAGTTTTGAGTAAATTCTAACTTATAATCACGTACCTCTTCATCAGGGAAAGGTACATTAACTGCTTCAATATGAAAAATCTCCCCATCCATGGTCAATGAATGAGAGAGATGTTGTGTAACGATTGCTGAGTAGTCAGGAGAGACCATTAGAAAGCAAGTATTAGACGGATGAATGTCTAAATTTGCCATTTTGAGTCTATAGGTCATCTCCTGAATTAAAGACTTTTCCTTATCTTCCGAGATAAAGAGGAGTTGTTTCATCCTTTTCCTTGTCCTCTATACTTTTTACGAGCCGAGTTACGCGAGGTAGCGGCATATTTAGTTCCTCCACCTTGTCCTTGCCGAGATCTTTTAGGAGGACCTGGAATATAAGTCTTACCTTTACTTAATCCGCCTACTTTGGGTTTTGCCATATCGTGTGACTCCTATAATTTCAGTTTCAAGTTCGTCGGGACTTGGAGAACCTGTCTGATAGAATTGAATCGCCAGGCCCTCCATAATATCGAAGTACTCTTCCTCTGTGAGGTCTGAGTAAATCTTACGACCTTTACAAAGTATATTGTAAGTTTCGTAAGTTTCTTCCATTGTATCAGATGATGCGGGATTTTTCATGGCCAACACGAATACGAGGATCACACCAGATTTCAAATCCTGCCTCTTTTGCATCTAGACAGAATGAAACGTCCTCACCGCACATATCCTGCACTTCTCCTGATTCGAAGACTTGCATCTTGGGTGCGAACCAGGGATACTTCATTTCAGGGTGCTCAAAGACACCGTGCTTAATCAGCAACCATCCGAAACCAGTGTAATCAACAGTGAAGGGACTACGACGCTTTTGAATGCTGTCAAGAGTTTCATGATTCATCACGCCACCATTGGAGCGGAAGTCATCTTCTTCCAGCCAATGTGCAACTGATGTAGTGTGACCATCTTCAGTACAATACCAACCAGCAGCGATATCTTGCTCCATCAGAACGAGTTGATAGAACTTCTCTGTATTGAAGACAATATCAGAGTCAATCCAAAGTTGCCAATCATATTGTAGTTTTCCATCCCAAGGAAGTTGGTCTGGACCACGAAGAACGTTTGCACCAAGACACTTACAGCGGGCGAAATTCACCATTGAACTGTAGTCTTGGGAAATTTGAATACTTGCACCTGCTTGTACAAGATCGAAACAGAGTTGTACAAATGCTTTCAGAAAGATATAAGATACCCCACGTCCAGGCAGACAAAAGACTACGGTTTTACCTCTGACTAGTTCTTTTGCCTTATCATAATCCCACTCAGGTTCTTGAGACTTAACAGGTGTTTTTGCTTTTACTGTGAATCCTTTAGCCATAATTGTGTTGAGTTTTCAATCGAATCATAACATATTATATAGAGACTGTCAATGAGAAGAGATTGTGAATTCTTCATAACTTAAGTCCTCTACATTATACTCTGTTTGAATCAATCCGACCATATGTGTTAAGGTACTCCAAGTTGAAGAAAAGTCCTCTTCCGCCACCGAATCAAACAAACACTTATCCTTAGCGTAGATACGATATCTTTTTAGATTAGCCATTTTTTGCGTCTTCTGTAATGATTAACTCATTCCCTTCGATAGTTAATCTTACAGAAGTATCTTCATACCACTCCAATTCATTAACTACAGATTCTGGTAAAGTGATATAATATTCTCCCGTAATTGGATCGACCTGTACAGACTGAAAATTTTCCGCGAAATTTTTTTTCATCTCATGTAAATTGATTCCTAATTTTCATTTATATAGGAATCGATAGATCTCTCGCGTTTTCAAAGTTTTGTAGGTTAGGGGGACCCATTGATTTTATATAGGGGGGGGGTAACGCTTAACGCGCCCGCGAGGGCGCACCCCCCGCGCAGGGGGACTGCTGCCCCACGCACGAACGCACAGGGGGGCGTCACCGCCACTGCACCCCCCGCCCCTCATCAGCGTGTGCCTCAGCGTACTGGGCGGCGATGGTGGTGGCGGGCAGTCCCCAGTGAATGTAGGAGGAGGGGCGGGAACCGTTCTTCAACTGGTCAGCGCGGGAGATCCATTTGATTTGGCGGGTCTCCAGGTCAGAGCACATGGCGAGCGGGAAGATGGTCATGGGGTGTCGGTTGAACTGCTGATAGTGTAGCACGTACCGTGGCACACGAACGGGGTAGGGGTCAATACCCCAACCACACCAGGAACTCACCCGTATCGACAGGACCGAAGCGGGCGGTCACCCCATAGTCGGTGCGGAAGTCATCCCACAGACCGTGCTCCTTTGCTGCCTGGCAGGCGGTGCTCCAGGGGATGGTCCCGTTGCTGGGGTCGGTGCAGTTCCAGAGGATGTCGGAGAATGTGGCGTTCATCGGGTCGGTTGGTTGAACTGAGAGAATTGTAGCACGGGGTCAGACGGCACACCAGGCACAGTAGCGGTCGGCGTAGACCTGCTCCAGGCGGTACGCTTCGGATTCGCGGGCGTCGTCGTCGTGGTTGCCCTCCAGGGATTGGCGGCAGTGAATCAACTCATGGATCAGGGTGGTGACATACTCCAGATGGGGCAGGTCGCGCTCAACATCAATCAGGAACTCATGAGCATCCTCCTGCTGCTGCCACCCCACCACACCCTCAGCGTTCAGGCGGCGATGATGGACGGTGACGGTAGCAGCGCCCAGGAGCGGTTCCTGATCCAGCATGAAGCGATAGACCTGCTGGGCGAGGC